AGCTAACTCCAGTGAGAGTTAGTGAGTATACCATGGATTAAGTATTAAAGACGTTATTATGGACACTTGAACATGTTGCACAGGGTATCACCACAGACCCTCAGAATCGTGTATCTTATAAGAGTCAAAGGAACACACCTCAATGACCTTCAACATCTCTGAACTTGCGTCTAAGGGTAACTCTCTCGATCTCCTAATTGCAGAGACTCGTGGACAAGTTAAGGTGACTAAGTTACCTACACGGAAACCCCGTAAGTCTGAGTTGGTTATGTCACAAACTAAAGGGTCTCGGACTAACACTAACCGACGTGGACAAAACTATAGCGGACATGCAGTGAATGCACAGACCGCTGTAACTCAGGGAAACCGCACTGCTTACTTTAAGACCTCTGGTTGATTCACACTAACTCACCGACACTCTAACTAACACTTTCTTTCACAATGTCTCGACTCGAATTCTACACTTCTTTCCTGCACACTTATGCACACAATGGAAATGAAATCCTGGAACTGATTGACAAGATCTTGGAGGGTGAGGTAGAATGGTTTGACCCCGATACTTTCTGACCTTAACTAACACGAACACCTCCGAGAGTTTCTGACACTTTATACACGAACATCTCGGAGGTCGTGTAGCTTACTCTCTTGCCATTTGAGCAGTTATGTGCGTGGCGGTTTATGTTAGCGCGGGGCGCGTATTAAAAAAACGCTAACTTCCCTAACCTACAACGAACCCAAAAAGCGCTCGAAATAACAAACGCATTCAAAATTTTTTTTGCCAGAAAAAATCCTCCCATAAGGTCCGCTCTGAAAAACTCCAATCACTATATAAACCTGATAGTACAGGACGAGATAAATGGAGTTAAGTCTGGACTTTTATGACAGAGAGGTACTAATTGATTGTATTGAATATCGGTTAGAGAATGACTTAGAGTTAATTACGAATGATTCTTTAAGGGAAGAGATTGAGGACCTATTAGCATTAATTGAGGATGAGGTATAGGATTCTAGTAGACGGGGAAGAGATTGCAACTGATGTGCAGAAAGGCGACCTACAACATAAAGTTGAAATTGTCAGAGCATATTGCAATCTACTTCCAGAACATAGGTTTAGTAAGGTTACCTATGAGGAAATAAATAAAGACACCATTGCATGATTTGATTTGTAGTGGTAGAATGATTACGTTGCAATTCTAGTTTTATGTCTAAAGGATTTACAATTAAAGCGAATGCTCCGACACCAAAGAAGAAAGCTGAAGGAGAATTCGACATTGCTGCAGCACGGGAGATGGTTCGAGGTAAGTCGATCATCTTTTGTCTACCAGGTCGTGGAGTATCATACACATTCTTGAAGAATTTTGTTCAGTTGTGTTTTGATCTTGTCCAAGCTGGTGCAAGCATTCAAATTTCACAGGATTATTCTTCCATGGTCAACTTTGCACGATGCAAAGTATTGGGAGCGAATGTACTCCGAGGTCCAAAACAGGTACCTTGGGATGGTAAGTTGAAGTATGACTATCAGTTGTGGATTGACTCTGATATTGTCTTCAACACTGAAGCATTCTATAAGTTGTTAGTATTGGATAAAGATATTGCAGCTGGTTGGTATATGACCGAAGATGGTCATACCACATCTGTTGCACATTGGCTTGAAGAAGATGACTTCAAGAACAATGGTGGTGTGATGAACCACGAAACTGGTGAGACGATGCAGAAACGTCGCAAACCCTTTACCGTAGACTACACTGGTTTCGGATGGGTGTTGATTAAGAAGGGTGTCTTTGAGAACTTGGAGTATCCTTGGTTTGCTCCGAAGATGCAGGTGTTCGACTCTGGAGAGGTTCAGGACATGTGTGGAGAAGACGTAAGTTTCTGTTTGGATGCTAAGGAAGCTGGTTTCGAGATCTGGTGTGATCCTCGTATCCGTGTTGGTCACGAAAAGTCTCGTATTATTTGATGTTAAAAAAGGCGCGTTTCGGCGCGTCCAAAAACCGCGAAAAAATTTCTAAATTATTCTAAAGGATTGAAAGACTATGGCAGTGAAAGCAAAAGGTGGAATCAACAAGAGTGGTTGGATGCCTGGTAGCCCTAAGAAAACTCGTCAGGGCAATTCACCGAATACTAAACTTTCGGCATCTTCTCGTAATGGTAAAAAGAAAGCATATCGTGGTCAAGGTCGTTGAATTGGGATATAATTGATCCAGCAATCAGAGTAGTCCATCCACCTAACTTAGGATGGTTGGAGAAAACACTCTCTGTAAAAGAAGTGGGCTTTCTCTGGAATTGCATTCAACAACGTCAATCATCAGTTAGACAACATCTAGCTGGTAATATCACTGAGAGTAATGATCTCATCGATGAGGGGTCCTGGTTCTTCCAGGAGACCCTCTTTCCTTTGGTTAGGAAGTATGAGACCTCATTCAAAGATCTAAGTCTTATGACGGGTATTACGGGGGAGTATTACCTGAGTAATTTTTGGGTGAACTTCCAACATCAACATGAATTCAACCCAACACATAATCATACAGGAATCTATAGTTTTGTTGTATGGTTACAGATACCAACAACTCATCGAGAACAGAATGAAGATAATGTATCAAATGCAGAATTAAAATCAACCTTTCAGTTTCAGTATCTCGATATCTTAGGAAAGATTCGGACACATACTTATTATCAGAATCCACATCAAGAGGGAACATTACTCTTCTTCCCATCAGAAATGTATCATGCAGTTTATCCGTTCTACAATTGTGATGAGACTCGTGTCTCTATTTCAGGAAATATTACTCTGAAACCACACTAAATAATTGAAGAACTTTTAACTACACAACTCATGGCAGAAGAAAACACAGCTCCACGTTTAGGACCTAATGCATCTGATGGTGCTCCTGATGAGGAAGGTACCGCAACTTTTGGTTATGATGTAGCAGCACAAGCGTCTGCAAATCGTGGTCGCCCTGCTTCTAACCCTAACTCCCCTCTTGCTGCTGGTTGATGACTGAAAAGGAACAACACATTAATGGATGGATTACTAAATTAACTGAATCCAGACCAGAATTAGGTGGTCATGCAGTATGCCCATATGCATCTGCAGCGAAAACCCTGATTAAAGAGACACCAATCGATAGCATTGTACCTGAAAGTGGGTATGATGTTATCGTTTTTGTCGTTGAAGACTTCTGGCGTTATAAACAAATGCAAAAATGGGTCAGATATTACAACGAAAAGTATCCATATTACAAATTCTTTGAAGATACTTCTAATATCGACACATTCATCCGTGGTGTTCAAACAAATAATGAAAAATATAACTTGATTTTGTGTCAATCAAAGGCAAAATTAAGAACTTTCCGTAAAAAACTTGCGGAAACTGGTTATTATGACTATTGGACAGACGATTATTTGGACGAAGTTCTTGGTGAAGACCGAGAAGAACTGAAATTAGACGAAAGGCCGGGATAGGAACCCCGTAAAAAGTTCTGATTTACCAAAATCAGGAGAAAAAATGTCTAATCATCCGATTCCAGACCAGGGGAAGGACTTTATTGAGTCAGGAATGACACTAATTAACGACCCTAAGTCCGACAAATATCTCAATATGTTAAAAGAGGTCTCTCATGACCATCTGAACGACGAAAAAAGACAAGAAAATTTGAATGGGTGAGTAAAAAATCGTCAAAATCTGTTATACATACTATAAATACCACCGATAGTTCCAGTAATGGTAAGGATTTCTCGAAAATTTAGGGATATTTCATTCTCATTTGCAAGAAATCCTGTAAATGATGATATTTTGTCGATTAATGATGCTGATGCGATTAAAAGAGCGGTCATAAATCTCGTCAGAACCAAATCTGGCGAGAGATTTTACAATTCATTGGTTGGTACTGAGGTTGAATCGTCATTATTTGGGGTTCAATCCCCAGAAGTTGCAAATAATTTGAAAATTGACATTGAAAATGTCTTGAAAAACTATGAACCAAGGGTAGCTGATGTTTCAGTAGAGGTAAATTACCCTCTTGATAGTAATGAAATCTATATTCAGATAGAATATTCTATCGTTGGTTTATCTCTACCGACACAAAACATCGAATTCGTCTTACAATCCACTAGAGTCTAATGGCATCATTTAATCAGTTTACAAATTTAGACTTTGCAGATCTGAGGCAACAGATTAAAGACTATTTGCGTGCAAATAGTGAATTTACTGACTTTGATTTTGAGGGATCTAACTTTTCTACCCTCATTGATATCCTTGCATACAACTCTTACATTACATCTTATAACACTAACATGGTTGCCAATGAGGCATTCATTGATAGTGCTACGTTAAGAGAGAATGTTGTATCACTTGCAAGAAATATTGGTTATGTTCCTAGATCGAAAAGAGCTGCAAAGGCAGAAATTTCATTTACAGTCGATTTGACTGGTGCTCTTGACGCTAGAACCTTAACTATTAAAGCAGGTCAAGTCTGTTTGGGTGCAGTAACGAATGGAACGTTCATTTTTTCCATTCCAGAAGATGTAACCGCACCTGTTGATGTTGATGGTTTTGTTAATTTTGACAATTTGGTTGTCTTTGAAGGTGTTTACTTAAAGTCCACCTTCACAATGGACTACTCTCAACCAAACCAGAGATTTATTCTACCTAATGTTAATATTGACACAACTACAATCCGTGTTAATGTTAGAGATCAAGTTTCTGAAGAGTATTTTGCATATCAGAATATTCTAAATGTAGACGATAATACAAGAATTTTCCTAGTCCAAGAAGTTTCGGACGAAAAACACGAAATTGTGTTTGGTGATGGTGTTGCAGGTAAGAGACCACCAAACGGATCTACGATTGAAGTAAGTTATATTGTTACAAATGGTAGAGTAGGTAATGGTGCAAGAAATTTCACCTTCTCAGGTGAGATGATTGATAACAATTTGAATAGTATCACTGGTGGTATTTCTCTCATTCTCACAGGCACTCCTTCTGAGAATGGTGATGATATTGAACAACTTGATTCTGTCAAGTACCTGGCGCCTCGTGTTTACGCCTCTCAGTATCGTGCCGTGACCGCCAACGACTATAAAGGTCTTGTTCCGTATCTTTTCCCCAACGTCGAATCTGTGAGTGCCTACGGGGGTGAGGAACTCGATCCACCAGAATACGGAAAAGTTCTACTTGCGATCAAACCAAAGAATGGTAAGTTCTTATCTCAGGTAACTAAATTAAACATTCTCAGATCACTTAAACAATATTCTATTGCTGGTATTAGACCAGAAATCATTGACCTCTCTTATCTCTATGTTGAGGTTGATACAAGTGTTTACTACAACGTCAATAAGTCTAATAAACCACAAGATGTTCGTACAAAAGTACTAAACTCTTTGAATGTTTACTCAAACTCTGCAGACGTTAATCAATTTGGTGGTAGATTCAAGTATAGTAAGGTAACAACACTGATTGATGAAGCTGACAAAGCTATTACATCAAACATCACCAGAGTTTTGATGAGAAGAGATCTGCAACCAGAGTTTAACAATCTTGCGACATACGAGTTGTGTTTCGGAAATAAGATTCATAGTAAGAAAAACGGATTTAGCATCAAATCCAGTGGTTTCAGAGTTTCTGGAGTATCTGAAACTTTGTACATGGCCGATGCACCTCAAGAAGATGCAGATGGAGTAGTCAGTTCTACATCTGGAACTATCTACTTCTTCAAACTTGAGAGTAACGTACCCGTAATTGTAACTCCGAGAGCGGGTACAGTTGATTATGTAAAAGGCGAAATTATTCTTGATGCAGTAAACATTATTTCTAGTGATGTGACTGATGGGATTCAAGTTCAAGCAATCCCAGACTCGAATGATGTTATTGCACTGAAGGACTTGTACCTCCAAATTGACGTTTCAAGTTCTGTGGTAAATATGATAGAGGATGTTGTAACCTCGGGTGAAAATACCTCCGCTACACAATACGTCTCAACTTCTAGTTACCTAAACGGCAAGTATACAAGATAAAATGTCAGAAATTAAAAGAGTTAAAATCGATTCCATCCTAGAGAATCAGATTCCAGACTTTATGTCTGAAGAGTCTCCTCTTTTTGTTGAGTTTTTACGTCAATATTACAGGTCACTAGAGAGTAAATCTGGTGCAATTGATATTGCTGTAAATTTGAATCAGTATAAGGGCATTCAGTCCTTCAACAAGGAAACACTTGTTAAGAATACTACTCTGACAGAGGAAGTTTTAACTTATGATGATGAAATCTTGGTTGCATCTACGACTGGATGGCCAGATTCGTATGGTCTCTTAAAGATCGACGATGAAATCATCACTTATCTTGGAAAAACTGCTACAAGTTTTACTGGATGTATTAGAGGATTCAGTGGAATTGATGAAATTGAAGCCGTAGACAATAGAACGTTCTTAAGTTTTACAGAGACTGAAGCTGATGAACATGCGGATGGTTCTACTGTCCAAAATTTAAGTAATCTGTTCCTATTATCATTCTTTGAAAAGTTCAAGTTTGAATTTTTCCCTGGATTTGAAAATAGAGACTTTTTTGAGAACATTTCTATTGATAATGTTCTTTCTAGTGCAAGAGATTTCTATAATGCAAAGGGTACTGATAGTTCATACAAATTACTCTTCAAAATTTTATATGGAACTGAGGTAGAAGTTAGAAAACCACAAGATTTTACTCTTTCTCCATCTTCTAACGAATATTTTAAGACTGAAAACGTATTAGTAGAACTTATCACTCCAAATCCTGATATTTTGAGTATCAGAGGAGGATTCCTTTTCCAAGATCTTCCAGATGTTGGTGAAGTTGGTGCATCTATTTTCAATATTGAGTATAGACCTGTAAATCGCAAGGATTTCTTTGAAATTTCACTAGACCAAGATTCCTTCACTGGTACTTTTCAGGTATCTGGTCAAACCAAATTAGTAGAAGACGTATCGGTAGGTGCTAACACTCTATTTGTAGATTCTACTATTGGATTTGCTCCTAGTGGAAAAATTTCGATCAAACCACCCGGCTCAAACTTCATTACTCTAGAGTATACTTCTAAGTCCACTACAACTCTTAATGGCGTTACTGGTTTAACTACATCTCTTGAAAGAGGACTAGAGATTCTTGAAGAAAAGTTTGCATATAGTTTTGTTGGTGCAGGAAATACTAGTAGAGTTGACTTTAGAATTGTAAACGTAATCAAAGATGTTGATTTTTCAAAAACCAGTGCTCTAGCAGTTGGTGATAAAGTTCAACTTTCTGGATTTGGAGAAAACCTATTTGATAAACCACAATTTAATTGCTGGATTTCCAATGTTCCATCTGTACACACTGTTGATACTGTTAGTAGACAGGGTGTAAACGTTTATCGTCTTATCACATTTGATGAAGTCATTTATTATAAGAGAGAATCAGTCGTTCTTACTAATGATCTTGGTCAAGTATCTGGAGCTACAGTTCTTGATGTTGAATTTGAAGTTGGTGATCTAATCAGAAAGTATACTAATAGTATTCTTATTCAAATCGATGACGCTTCATTTGATTTCAATAGAACTATTAAGTTAGAAAAGAAATTATTCAAGTTCAAACAATTACTTAATTACTTTAACAACAACGAAGAATTTCCTGCAGGTATTCAAAACACATATATTGATACCAGTAGAGAAAACTTCTATGTAACCTCAACTGGTGTACCAAACAAGACAATTTTCTCAAATGATGAGAAGAGAACTGTCACAACTTCTGGTACCACTGGAATTACATCTATTTTTGATTCTCCTCAGCATGAATACGTTAGTGGAGATTTGGTTTACTATGATCCTGTAGATTCTACAGTTTCTGGCATTGCTACTGGTAAGTATAGAGTATTCAAAGTCAACGAAAATAGCATTAAACTTGCATTTAGTAATTCTGATGTCTTTAACCAAAAGTTCATCTTTGCAAATCGTGGAATTACTGGTGATGAAGTCGTAAAAGCAGACTTCTTTGGTAAAAAGATTGAAAACCAGAAGTTAGTAAAAACTTTCCCATACTCAAAGGTACAGAAAAAGTCCGAAGATATTAATGATAAAACCACCGACAGCAAACCTGTTGGTCTTCTCGTTAATGGTACAGAGATTCTATCTCCAACTCTATTTGACGAGAACTATTATTATGGAAGGATTGAAGAGATTATTGTAACCAATAGTGGTTCAGATTATGATGTTTTAGATCCACCACCAGTCGAAGTTAAAGATGAATTTGGTAGTGGATGTAAAGCACATGCAAACCTTTCTGGTGGTCTTACAAGAGTTAAGATCATTTCTCCTGGTGTAGGTTATCAGTCTAAACCTAAGATTAAAATTTCTGGTGGTAATGGTAGTGGTGCTGTACTTGAGTCTAACCTTGTTAGTTCTAGAATTTCTGTTGGTTTCAAGGGTGATACTGGTGTATCTGTTGCTGACAACACCCTGACTACGATTGACGATGTTTTATTTGTAAATGGCGAAGAAGTAATTTATAGTACCAATAACAACACCGACGTTCTTGGAATCGTTAATGGATCTTCTTATTTTGTTGGTATTGTAACTGACAAAAAAGTAAAACTATACAATAACAAACAAGATGCAGTTGCTGGTAATAATGAAATCCAGATTACTGGTATCTCCTCTGGTTTCCATGCACTAGAGAGTTTAAAGAATAAAAATACCATTACTGAGATCTATGTAAATGATCCTGGTGATGGATATTCTAATAGAGCGATTAAAGTTCCTTCTGTTGTTTCCTCCGACAACAGAACTCTTGGTGTAAACACTTTTGACTCGTACATTTATGCAACAAATCATGGATTCCAAAATGCAGAATTTGTTGTTTATGAATATACTGACACTGAAATTTCTGGATTAGATACTAGTAAGTATTATCAAGTCACTAAGATTGATGATAACAAGTTCCGTCTATCTGATGCAGGAACTGCAAGTAGTACAACAGATTACAATTACATCAATAGAAAGTATGTTAAGTTTGAAAGTCTTGGTGTAGGAACTCATACTATTAAGTATCCACCAATTACAATTTCTATCGAATCTACTTCTGAACTCGAAAGTATTCCTGTAATCACTCCTGTGGTTAAACCAATTGTATTGGGACAGATTGATGATGTCTTCGTAGAAGATGGTGGTGTTGGATATGGTGTTACTGACATCATTAACTTCCACAGAAGACCAAACGTAGGTGTAGGTTCTATTCTTTCTAATGCGGTTCTCAAGCCCATTATTATTAATGGAAGTATTACTGACGTAAAAATCATTAACAGAGGAAAAGGATATAGAGTTGACTCGGATATTATTGTTCAGGGCGATGGTGATTTTGCTCAGTTGGATCCTGTTGTGGATTCTGAGGGTAAACTTCAGTCAATTAATATCGTTAATGGTGGTATTGGTTACGGAAGTAGTAATACATTCTTATCAATTCAAAACAGGGGCATTAATGCCAAGTTTATTGCTAATGTCAAGAGGTGGAAAGTAAACCAAGTTATTAAGAAGAAGAATACAATTAGTCCAGATGATGATGGTGTACTCTATCCATCCTTCAATCCAAACTTTGGGCTCCAGTTCTTTACTTTCTATCCTTCTAAGGTTCTAAGATTTGAAACTCAGGATAACTTCAATATCCTAAACAAAGAAGCAACCACAAATCTTCAGCACTCGCCCATTCTAGGTTTTGCATATGATGGTAACCCCATCTATGGACCTTATGGTTACGACAAACCTGAAGGTGGTCCAATTCGTAGAATGACATCCAGTTATACTAATAACCCAACAGTCAATCCACAATTAAGACCTCCTCAACAACAGGGTTACTTTACTAATGACTATGTTTATGATGGTTCTGGAGATTTAGACGAACATAATGGTAGATTCTGCGTAACTCCTCAGTTCCCAGATGGAACATATGCATATTTCTACACTGTTAGTGTTGACCAATCCCAAATTTCTACTCCTGTATATCCATATCTGGTTGGTCCAAGTTTCTATGATAATCCAATTGCAAACAACTTCTTACCGACTTATAATCAAGATGATTCAACCATCTTTACTACTGATCTAGTAAGAAATGTTTCTAATTACTATCTAACTAATGCAAACTCCGATTATCCATACATTGATAGAGTTGGTGAATCTTTCAAACAGGAATTCCGTGTAACTGACATTCAGACATCTTCTATTGAAAATGCAATTGTCTTTACTGCTGGTAAAAACTATAAGATTGATGATATTGTACAAATTGATAATGGAAATTCAGGAGGCGGTGGCGCATCGGTTTCTGTATCTGAACTTGGTGGTAAAGAAATTGAATCTGTTGGTGTTACTGAAACTGAAATTAATAATGTAGAATTTAGAATCAGAAGTACAGAAATTGAAGCAATCTGTTCACAACCTCACAACATTGAGGATCTGGAAGATGTCTTTATTTCTGGAGTTTCCACTATTACTGCAAGAGCAATCAATGGTGTTAAAGAAGCTAGAGTTAAATCCAAGTCAACAGAACTTCTAGAAGATATTCTAGATACTGGAGCAACGGGAGTTTCTACGTTTATTAAAGTCAAGGATACTTCTGGATTTAAATCCAATGATTTTATTAGTGTCGATGGTGAAACACTATTAATCACTGGTGTTTCTTCTCAAAGATCTGGTTTCTATGTAAACCGAGTTAATAATACAGGTATTCATACTATTGGAGATGGTCTCGTAGCACTTCTACCAAATAGATTCTCATTCAGCATCGTTGGTGAGATTGATGATTATACTTTTGAAAATACAACAACATTCTTTGATCCAAAAGAAACGGTAGGTACTGGTGTTGCAGGTACCACTAGAACTGTTGTTGGATTTGGTACAACAAGTTTTGAAGACAGATTCGTCCCAACTAGAAGTATCTACATTCCAAATCATAACTTCTTTACTGGTGAAAAGGTAATCTATAATGTTGGTACAAATGGTGCTCCACTATATGTCAACAATGTTGGTGTTGCTCAATCTTTTGGATTGACCAATGGACAAGAACTTTATACAGTAAACTTGGGTCTCAATTACATTGGACTATCAACAGTCGGATTTACGACAAATAGTTCTGATGGTATTGGAACAACCAAAAACTCCCTTGAGTTCTGGCCTTTTGATGACCAGTTTGGTATTGTTGGTGCTGCACATTCTCTAACTAAAACTAACCAAAGAATTACTGGTGATGTCTTCAGAAATATTGGCATTATTACAACCAAAACAGCACACGGACTTCAAATTGGTGATGACTTCAGACTGAAGTTTACTGGTACTACGACGGATAGTTATAAAATTAAACTTGACACTATCAATAGAAAGGTACTAGTTGATGATATTTCTTTTGCGGATTCTAAAGTTGATCTGACAACAAACTCTATTGATATTTCTGGGTATTCTAAGTACAAGAAACTCAAGACAGGTGATAAAGTTGTTTATTATGCAGCAACTCCAATCACAGGACTATACAATGGAAAAACATATTATATTCTGAAAGACTCCACAGATAAGATCAAACTATGTGAGTTTGAAGCGGATATCAATACTACATCAGCGGTTGATCTGACTGCTGTTGGATCTGGAACTGCTCATATGTTCCATCTAATCAATCCACCTCTAGATTTCTTCAGAGGAACTATTATTGAGTTTGATGTTTCAGACACGACTCTTGCTCAACTTGATATGGTATTCTCTAAGGATGTCAATCTCACTAAGAGACTTGATCTTCTTGGAACTGACGTAGATGGTTTTGCTATCGATAGAGATGGTCAACCTGGAACTGCAGATGCTAAGATTACTGTTGACACTAGAAGTAAGTTCGTACCAGATAGTTTCTTCTACACCTTAGTTCCTAAGGGTGCTGCAGAACAATATAAGAAAGAGATTTCTTCTGACGATAGTATTGTTTCCGCAAATAAGATTACAATCAAACCTCATGGTTTGAATGATGAATTTAGTGTTGTTGGTCTTTCTACAGATAATGACAAGAGACTTACATTCGTTGTTAGAAACCCCCTGAACATCGTTGAAAAATCCGTTATCGGTAATTCTACTTACGAGTATACTACGACCTCTCAGAACGTCACTGGACCTATCAGTAAGGTTAGAATTAACTTTGCTGGTAGAGGATATACAAAACTACCAACAGTTTCCAGTATTGTTTCTGCTGCTGGTACAGATGGTGTTGTTAGATTTGAATCTTCTACTATCGGTAGAGTTGAAAGTCTGGAGAGAATTAAGGATGGATTTGACTATCCAACAGATCCTACTCTAACACCTACCCTGAGTGTTCCAACTGTTGCAGGTATTAAGAACATTAGAACAATTGATAGAGTTGCAATTTCTACAGGTGGTAATAATTATTCTAGTGCTCCTGAACTCGTAGTACCAGCAAAACCAACCATTAAACTTATTGCAGTTACTCAATTTGGTTCAGTTGTTGATGTTATTGTAGATAAGAATGACACTGCACTTGCAGATCCACTCACAATTATTTCTACTCGCAATAGTAATGGATTTGATATTGATGAGGTTACTCATAGTAATGATGTAGTTACTTTTGAACTTAATAATGATCCAGAAGTTAATCCATTCATCACTCTTGGTTATGGTCAAACTGGATATACTTTCCCATTCGCAATCGGTGATGAAGTATTTGTAGAAAACTGCAGACTAACTAAAAATTCTAGAATCGCTGGTGAGAATAACTTCAACTCCATTCAGTATGATTATGCATTCTATCCTGTAACGGGAGTAAGTACTCTTAATCAAACTGTTACATGTGATCTCACTGGAATTTCTACTGGAACTCTTGGTGATTATGATGGTGAAATTACTCAAGGAACCATCATCAATAAAAAAGACATGCCTGTCTTTAATATGGTTCTCAGTGATGATGTTAGATATCAGTCTGGGGAGAAAGTTACTGCACAATTCTTCAGTGGTAACGTAATGGAGAATGGTTGGGACAATGATGTCAACCAAATCAGAATTAATAACTCTATCGGTAACTTGTTTGTCAATGATAAACTGAGAGGTGAAAACTCCAAGATTATTGGAACTGTAGATTATTTTAATACTTTTACTTTGAAGGCAAATCTTGGCGTTTCTAGAACCAAGACTCAAATTGCAGATATGTCCTCTGGTATTCTAAATGATTACCAACAAAGTATTTCTGATAACTATTACTTCCAGAAGTTCTCTTATGAACTGAAGTCTACTATCCCATATTCTACTTGGAAGGAATCTGTTAAATCTATTGTCCACCCATCTGGATTTAAAGAGTTCTCCAACTATAACATTGAAACTCAACCAACACTTGCAGAAGTAACTTCTGGTATTGCGAAGTCTACTTCAATGAAAGTTACTCTTGCAAATACTGCACCTACTTTGAGTGTTAATATTGATAGTGAAATGAGTTTCTTTGATAAGACTAATTTTGGTCTTGTTTATGAAGATGAACCCCTTGCAGACGGAAGCGTTAAAAAAGTCTTCTTCCCTGAGGGTGTAGAACTACAACCATATATCATTAACAGAACGAATAAAGTTCTTGCAGTTGATGATATCTCAAGTCAGTTCGATGGAACTGTTACTCAACAACTTAGAGGTAGATATGCAGATGCTGCAGATTTACTTGGATTGAATAGAGAATTTATTCAAGAAGAAGTTGTTGCTAAAGTTGAGTACAACTATCCAAATATTGGATTGAGTACAACTTATAGTAGAGAGAAGTGTTTAAGAGATACTGGATTTATTGTCGATGCAGTTGCACATGACCTTAAGTATAATTCTAATAATAAGTCTGTCGAAGCAGGTTTAACCTATTGGGATGCAGGTGTTTCTTATGTTGCAAATGAAACAGCCGAGACTCTTTATGCATATCACTATGTCAAGTTTATTGGTCAATATGTAATCAATAACCAAACTCCTCCTACTCTCTATCAGACTGCAGTCAAACAGAGATTTAACTTTGAGGTTATTGATGATCCAGCAAACTTCTATCTGAACAGAAACAAAGATTCCAGAGACCTGATTGTTTTCAACAAAGAAGAAATTCTTGATAAGTCTCTCGCATCTGTTTCTAAGGAATATCCTAACTTCTACTTCCCTGGTTCTCCTCAGACTGAACCGAGGTCTAGATATCTTCGTTCCTATGGAATGATTCAAAATAACAGACAGGAAATCATTGACGAGGCATGGGATGAAACAGTTCTAATCTATAATGGCATTAGTGATAAGGAAGATAAGTACAAACGTGAAATGGGTAAACTGGTTGATGCAGTTTCCATTGACACATTCCTTGGTGGTAACACTTATACTAGAGATTTCTCTGGTTTCTATTTTGATGGTGCGGGTAATCCAATCACAGATCCAGAACGTACATTTGTTGGTGAAGAGGCACAAACCATCTATGCATTCAGTCAGGCTAGAATCTTCATGGAGAAGGCGGTTTCTAACCAACTAACCATTAAAGATCTAACCGCACCTGTTGGACCTTCCACTTATGGTGATGGTGGACCTAATGTTGCAATTACATCTACTGCTGCTTGTGCAGACGTTCAACAAACTCTTACAACTCTAACTCAAATTACAGTTGACGTAATTTCTGCTGGATCTACGATTGGTTTACCAACTGCAAATGTTGGAACGTACACCACAGGTGGTCTGAAGTGTCGTCGCGATCTTCAATACATTGTTGATGGTGTTGCACAGGACATTGCATATGACACTAATCAACATACAGTAAGAAATACCAAGTTCTATTTCAAACCAGATGGTACTCAAAAACTTGATGGTCTTATTGGTGAAGAAAATGAATCTATCTACATCTTCGAGTCCTCTGCGGACTATATGCAAGATGCAATCACCAATCAACTGAACTATAAGGATCTAAGAATTCCTATTGATCCAGTAACTGGTGTAAACACTGATCCTAGCAATTACGCTGACATCCAAGCTGATATTGATACCTTAGTCGGTATTCTAACAGTTGCAATTGGAAACAGCAGTCTTGCAGGAATTCCTACAGTTGGATTTGGTACTGCAGATTGTGCCGATGTAAGACAATCTCTTGCAAATTATGTTGGAATTATTACTGGAATTATTGGATTTGGTACAGCTGTTGCACCAGAAATTTATTATCCTTCTAAGACTAGAGGTGGAATTGCAGTTGGACTATCCACATTCAGACTTAAGAATAATAACACAAGTCTATTCAAGCATGTCTTCAGTGAGGGTGCATTTGATATCGCCAACAACATTATTAACATTGCTAACCACAATTTCCAAACTGGTCAAGAACTTCTCTTTGTTAAGGAGAATGGTGATGACGTTGGCATCGGAACAACTTCTTTCGTCGAAGATGCAACTCTCGATGTTGTAATGAACATCTCTGATACCTTCGGTGGTACGGCAGTTCTTGAAAATGGATATAACGTTGCAATCTCTGGAACCATTAGTGGTATTTCTACAACATCTGTAGTTGATGCAGACTCCACAACACAATTTGTTCAGTGTATTGGATCTAATGGTGGTACTGGAACAGACGCAGAGTTTAGAGTATCAATTAACTATGATGGTTCTGGTGTTCCTATCTCCACATCCATTCAACCAACAGCGGGTGGTAGTGGATACGCAGTAGGTGATACAATCACAATTGCTGGAACGCAGATGCAAGCAGCGTCTCCTGCAAACGACTTGACTTTCGTTGTTACTAAGACTGGACCTTCTGCAGTCGCTACTCAGGCAAATCAATCTTACTCTAATGTCACTGCAGGAACTGATCCTGCTGGTGGTACTGGTGCAATCTTCAATGTCACCAGAGGTTCTTCTGGATACATCAGCGAAGTTGAGGTTGTTAATGGTGGTTCTGGTTATGCGTCTACATCTGTAATTACAATCGCTCAGGCTGGTATCGGTGGTACAGATTCTACGGATGACATTACAGTTACCCCAACATTATTGGGTACGAAGACTATGCCTTCGACGGTATATTGCTTCAAGGTTACTGATAATCAGATCAAACTATTTGGTCTATCTACCACTGCAACTTTCATCGATGTAACTGATGTCGGTGTTGGTACTTATAGTGTTGAGTATAAGGATCCAAATGCAAGTGCAATTATTACCATTGATGGTATCATTCAGACTCCACTGAGATTTAAGTCTCTAAGTGTAGATCTTAAGAATTCTATTGGATCTGCGACTACCACAATTGCTAAACTTGCTACTGGAGTTTCTTCTGTTAGAACTAATGATGTTCTGAATATTGGTGCAGAATATGCACTTATTAAGTCTATCGGAGTCGGCGCAACTAATGAAGTTGTTCTGGAAAGAGGTTCATTTGGAACACCTGCTGCAGCACATACAGTTGGAGCAGCAGTAACAGTTCTAACAGGTGACTTCAACATTGTTGGTGATGTCATTCACTTCTCATCCCCACCATTCGGTAAGATTGGACCTGCAGGTCTACAGACTGGTTCTATCTTTGGTGGTAGAGTCTTCAGTAGAACTTTTGATGCAGCTAAACCAGAAGATAAGAATATTCTATTCGATGACCTTTCTCTAGCTTTCACTGGTGTTGCTGCAACTGAATTTGCAATTAAGTCTCAAAATCAGACGACAACAACAATCTTCAACGATGTAAACTCTGCTGTTGATATCAACAACAATCCTATCGTACTGATTAACAATGTACCACAGGATCCAATCGTTGATTATACAGTTGATGGACCTTCTGTGAACACTCTGAAGTTCCTCTCTGGAGTACCAAAGGCTGGTAAGATTTCCAAAGTTGAAATCACCAACAGCTTTGGATATGAACCAAAGATTGGCGCAGCTGCAACAGTCACCATCGATGATTTTGGTCAAATTGACACTATTACAATCAACGAAGGTGGTGCTGGATATCAGTCTGCACCTGATGTCAGTATTGCGTCCACAATCGGATATGGAGCAACAATCACTGCAACAGTCAGTGCTGCTGGTACAGTAAATGGACTGACAATCGTAAATGCAGGAACTGGATTCACTGGAACATCTCTACCAGAAATCAGAATTGGTATTCCAACAGGATATAGTAATCTGACCGCAGAATATACTGGCGGAACCAGTGGTGATGGACAAGATGCACGTCTTTCTGTAGTTGTTGGCCAGGGTTCCAGTGTCGTTGACTTTAAGATTGATAATCCTGGTATTGGATACAAGGTTGGTGATGTTATCAAGGCATCTGGTCTTATTGAAGGTTCTGGATTTAGAACTGATTCTCTATCGATTACAAACCTAGTCTATGATGAGACTACTGGATTCACAACCATTACAACTGGTTCTGCACATAATCTATCTGTTCTTGATAATGTAAGAATTACTGGTGTTGGTTTGACTTGTGGATATGACGAAGTTGGTATTAAGTCCTTCACGTATGATAATGTAACTGGTATTTGCACAGTAACTACCTGGGATCCACATGGTGTTCTTACCTCTGATGTTGAGAGAAGACTTACACCTTCGACTGCAACTTATTGTCCACATACTGGATTTACCACACTTACAGTTTATGGACACAGCCTGGAAGAAGGAGACTTCATCAGACTAGAAGATAATTCACTCACATTTACTTGTGCTCTTGATGGTCATGCAACACAACATACATATCCAAGATCCACTGATCCAGCTGCTGGTAAGTTCCTAGAGATTACGGATGTCACTGGTGATGAAGTTACAATCAATGTTGGTTCAGGTGGAACGGATACAAGCGCACATACATTTGTAAGTGCAACTGCTAATGCGATTACAGTTAAGGGTCTTAAGTCTAATCAGACTGCTGATGAAGTTTATCTCCACAACGTCAAGTTCCTTTGCACTGAAGAACATGCGGGCGTAACTACAGACATCTTCCCAGATGGAACTGCTCCATATGGTTTTGTCTTCCCTGCAATCTCCTCTCCAGGTGTAACTACCTTCACAATGCAGGCAGGTGTTTCTACGATTCCTCATGTATTCGCAGGTTACACTGAACTGGGTATCTCCACATTCAACTACTCACAAAACTCTGGTGTTTGTGTTATTGAAACTCATGATGCACACCACCTGGTTGCAAATGAGTGGGTAACTCTTGCAGATCTCAAACTGAAGTGTACTGATGCAAATTATGATAACTATGCAGGCATTACCTCAACCCTGTTCCCATATCGTGCAGGCGTAAACACTTATGGTGATGCATATCCTGCATCTTCTCCATCTGGTTTCTCCTTCAAGGTCACTCAGGTTGATGATGCAAATACTTTCCGAGTTAATGCAGGTATTTCCACAATCGTACACGCATACGAAGGATTTGGTGCGGTTCCTCTATATGGATTTGATTATACCGAGTCTGTTGGTGTTACTACAATCACTCTCACCGAAGATCATGATCTTTCCGTTGGTGATTGGGTAAATCTGAAAGACATCATTCTAAATTGCCCTGCACATGCAACTGGAATTACAACTTACAATGTAACTGCACTCGATTATAATGAAGTCGTTGGTATTGTCACTATTACTACAGATGCTGCTCATGGACAAACAGTTGATGATTATGTAAGACTTGCAGATATCTTCTTGACATGTACTGCGGAACACGCTGGATTCTCTTCCACTAAGTTCCCATATCCTGCAGGTACTGATGACTATGGTGATGCATATCCTGCATCTTCTCCTAATGCACTATCTGGAACCTATGATACATTTAAGTTGATGGCAGGAACCACTGGATCCACCATGGTAATTAACATCGGTGTTTCCACAATCCCACATTCTTATGATACTGGTGGTACTGCAAGCGTTGGTTTCACTACGAATAAGTTCCCATACGAAGGTTCTTCCCCACATGGAAGTACGTTCAAGGTTGATGCAGTTGGATCTACAACTTCTTTCACTTTCAATGCAGGTATTTCTACCATCGCACACGACTATGTTTCTGGTGGTACTGCACAAAGAGTCGGTATGACTCAGAAGGTACCAAGTGTACAGAGAGTTCTAAGATATACTGAAGATAGTACTGATGGAGCACTAGACTTCCTGGTCACCAAGGTTAATAGTTCCACTCAATACACAGTAAAAGCTGGAGTCAATACGATTCCACACTTCTATACTGCAAACACGGGCGTAACAACCTTCAGACAATTTGAAGAGTTCCAACTCAAGATCACTGAAGTTCAAACCGACAAGTTCTTTGGATTCTATCCTGGTCAATTCATTGCTTTCAACAGCATTGAGGATCAGTTCAACGGATTCAAGAAGAAGTTTACTTTGAGTGCAAATGTTGATGGTGTCAAGAAGATTCTTTCCCTGAGAGTTCCTGATGGAAGTGATCTAGATGTTACCAATAACATCTTCATCTATCTGAATGATGTTCTTCAAGTCCCAGGTGTTGCATATGAGTTTAGAGGATCCAGAATCTTCTTCACTGAGGCACCACTTGAGGGATCCAGTTGCAGTATCCTTTACTACAGAGGTTCTTCTTCAGACGTTGAAGAAATTGATCCACCTAAGACTATTAAAGTTGGTGATCAAATTCAAATTAACGAAAGTCGTCTTGACGCTTATGACATTGATCAGTTTGATAGAACGGTACAAAAGATCGTTGCTACTGATCAACTAGAAACCTTTGTTTATGGTAGTATCGGAATTGATACCAATACAGATAAACGTAGACCTGTGACTTGGAGAAAACAGAGGAATGATAAGATCATTACTGGAGCACTATTCCCCAAATCTAGACCTCAATATACATCCGTAATCAGACCAAGTGCAACTATTATCAATGAGATTCAACCAGGTGACACTACAATTTACGTAGATAATGCATATCCAGTCTTTAGTGATTTGGATAACTTGAATGAGAACATTAGAGACATTTTGATCATCGAGGATAAAGAAACAGAAAGTGCCGTTGCGGTTGCAAATGTTTCTACTTCTTCCAGCATCACCTCCATTGGAGTATCCAGTGGTGGAGTTGGTTATGCAAATACTTTAAGTCCAATCGTAACAATTTCTGCTTCCGCAATCACAAGAAAAGATCCTATCTTTAACTGGGAAGGCGGAACCATTAGTGGAATCACTGGTATTACAACTTACACTATTTTCAATCACATTGATAAGGGAACTGCACAGAGAAGATTTGTTGCAGTTGGTAATAGTTCACTATTTGCATCTTCACTTGATCTCGAAACATGGTCTGCTTCTGAAATCGTCACGGGCGCGGGCAATACGTACCACTTCAATTCCGTAGTTTCTACGGGTCTTGGAAATACTGATCATGTTGTTGCAGTCGGTCAATCCGCAATGATCTGGAAAGCAACTGCATCGGATACCGCAGTTACTTCGTTTGAAAGACTCCCAATCTTTGAACAACAATCTCTCGCAGGATTTGGTGTTATTAATACCAATCTGACTACGTTCACGGATACGATCAATGATATTATCTACGAACCACTAAATGACAAGTACGTTGCAGTTGGTGCAGGTGGTTCTGCGTTCGTTGCAACTGGTATTGGATCTACGTGTTTCTTCAACAGATACACTGGAATTCTTAATAACATTAATGCAGTCGCACATAGTCCACAACTTGGATATTTTGTTGGTGTTTGTAGTGGAGGTAAGATTATTAATTCTTCTACCGCAGAAATTTGGTCACAGAATCCAACTCCAACAATTAGGAACTTGGAATGTGTTATTTGGGATGGATCTAATTTCATTGCCGCGGGCGAAAATGCAACAATTGTTAAGTCGGTTACCAGAGAACAATACGTTGTTGTCAACAATAATATCGGTGCTTCTAACAGAATTGTTGATCTTCAATATCATAATGATCTATATGTTGCAATCACTGATAGTGGAAAACTCTACTACTCCTTTGACCTTGCTGTTTGGGACGAGAGGGGAACTAAACAAAATAATGACTTGAAAACTATCTTCCATGATGTAGGATTCTCTACAGATGGTGCATTTATTGCCGCGGGCGCCGGCGCGACTGCAATCTATGCAACACCAATTACACACAGAGCGACCGCAGAATCTTCTGTTCAGAATGGAATTGTAACCAGCATCACGGTTACTGATGGTGGTTTTGGATATTCTCAAAGTAATGTTCCATCCGTTATGGTTCAATCTGACACTTACAAGTTTGAGAATATTAGATCTATCAAGGCACAAGGTGATCACGGCGTAATTGTTGGTGTTAATACTTTCCTCGCGGGCACGCCTGGAATTGGAACCACTTCGCCTAAGATTGAGTTTGTTCTAAAATCTGAACAATATGATAACGGAACCCTAGGTGTTGGTTATTCCGCACTAAATGATTATGGAGTCACCGCATCTCAGATCAGCAAGGGAGATTACTTCGTCATCACCGATAGTAATGTTGGAATCGGTACTCAACTCACGGGTATTTCCACACTCTCTGGTGGTATGGCTAATTACCCCGCATCTGTTGTCGGTACAGCGAAGAGTTTCCTTGATGGTGTATATCGTGCGGATTTCGTAACACCTGCTTCTGCGGGTATCGTAACCGTAACATGTCACTTCGTTCCATCTCTCGGAGACAACAACAACTTTGTTCAAGTCTACGCAAGAGGTGAGGACTTCAGTGGTATTGGTACCAATGAGTTCTATGGTAGATATTCATGGGGTAAGATCTATGATTATCAAAATAGAGCACTTACAACACTGAATCCTGTGAACTTTGATTCTTATCGTGATAATGGTCTAACTGGACTGAGCACTTCACCTAAAGTATTCAGAACAAGGGGACTATTAAGTCCATAAATAAAATATAGAAAAAACCTAACTTTCTCAAAATGCCTGCAATTATATCTGACCAGTTTAGAATCCTAAACGCTGAGAACTTTTTGAAGAGTGTTTCTGGAGTTGGGGACACTACCAATAAGTACTATACGTTTATTGGTCTTCCAAACGCAACCGCCCCCGAAACGGGCGGTTTTGCGGATTGGACGACAGATCCTCCTTCACCTTTAGATGGATTCCAAGAGGAAATCCAGGTAAGGGAGAGTATAATTGCATTGAAGCAAATTACCTCTCAAGATGTTAGACGACTTGTTAGAAAAGTCGAGTGGGTTGCTGGTCAAACCTACGAAATGTATAGACATGATTATACGGTATATAACCCAACTCCTGTAACTGGTTCATCTTCACTATATGAAGGTAATTACTATGTAATTAATGATGATCTCAGAGTCTATGCTTGTTTGGCGAATGGAACAGACCCAGAAAACCCCAAGGGTCGTCCATCTTTCGATGAACCAACATTTGTTGACCTAGAACCCAGAGCTGCAGGTACCTCTGGAGATGGATATATTTGGAAATACCTTTATACGATCAAACCATCTGAGATTGTTAAGTTCGACTCTATTGAATATGTTCCAGTTCCAGAAAACTGGGGTGAACTGGGTGAAAGTATTTCTGTCAAGGATAATGCAATTGACGGAAAAATCGAAACCATTTTGATTGACAATAGAGGATCTAATTATCAGCCAATCTCTACTTCCTTCTCAAATGTACCCATCTTGGGTGATGGTACTGGAGGTAAAGCAACTATCACTGTTGACTCTTTCGGAAAAGTATCCGAAATTTTTGTAACTGATGGTGGTAAGGGATACACATATGGAACAATTCAGTTCTATCCAGGTGCTCCTGGTTCCGAAACTGCTGGACCACTTGAAAAACTATCTAATGTTGGTGTAGGTACTACATCCTTCTCTGCATTCAAAGTTATTATCCCACCAAAAGGCGGACATGGATATGACATCTATCGTGAACTAGGTGCTTATAGAGTACTATTGTATTCTAGATTTGAAACTCTCGATTCAAACCCAGATATCATTTTGGGTAATGATTTTGCTAGAGTCGGGGTAATGAGAAATCCAAAAGTTGTTGGAAGTCAGGTAGAAAATCTGAATACCGCACTTGTCAGTGGACTGAATGCACTTAAACTTGCTGGTGTAACTACTACAACTACATATGCTGTTGACTCTGTTATCAAACAGACTGTTGGACTAGGTTCAACTGCTATTGGTTATGTTGCATCTTGGGATAATGTAACAGGTGTTCTGAAGTACTATCAACCAACTGGTCTCGCTTCTAGTGAAACCGCATTCAACATCATTCCGTTTACAGCGACACCTGATGTTGGTTATGGTGTTACTATTGAAAGTGAATCTCTAATTGGTCCTGCACTTCAGATTAATACCACATTTGGTGGTATCACAACCACAATAAATAATAGAATATACCAGTTAGGACTGGACTTTTCTGCAGGTGTTTCTACCGCAGAGTATGATACTAAGTCGGGAGAAATTATCTACATAGATAATAGACCGCCGATCCCTAGATCTGCTAGCCAAAAAGAAGACATCAAGATCATTCTGGAGTTTTAATAGAAAATGGCACAAAATACGAACCTCAATGCTTCTCCATATTTTGACGATTTTGATGTAGATAAAAATTATAAACGAGTACTATTCAAACCAGGAACTCCGATTCAAGCAAGAGAATTGACGACGATGCAGTCGATTCTCCAGAATCAGGTTGAAAAGTTTGGTAAACACTTCTTCAAAGAAGGAGAAGTTGTCATTCCTGGTAGTATCGCATACGACCCAGAGTATACTTGTGTCCAAATCGATGCCAATCACCTTGGTATCGATGTTTCTTTGTATATTGACAAACTAGTTGGTCAACTCATCAAGGGTGAAATTAGTGGCGTAACTGCGAAGGTAGAAAACTACATTTCGGACACCCAGTCAGAAGAAGGAAATTATACTTTATATGTAAAATATCAAAGTGCTGGAGAAGGCGACTTTGAAACTAATACTTTTGTAGATGGTGAGAACCTTCTTTCTCTACAAAATATTGACTATGGTCTTTCTATTATTAAGGAAGATTCTTCTTTTGCAACTGCAATTGTTTCTGGTGCTATCAGAACGGGTTCTGCTGCAAAAATTGAAGAAGGTGTATATTTTATTAGAGGATTTTTCATTGATGTAAAATCTCAAACTATTCTTCTAGATCAATACGACAACTCTCCAAGTTATAGAGTTGGTCTATTCATTAACGAAGAGATTGCTGTTGCTTCTCAGAAGAACTCGGATCTATATGATAATGCTAGAGGATTCTCTAACTTTGCTGCACCAGGTGCAGATAGACTGAAGATTTCTACTGAACTTACAAAGAAACCTCTAACAGATACCAACGATGAAGCTTTCATCGAGTTGATGAGAATTGAGAATGGCGTTCTCCTAAAGTTCTCCAAAAAACAAAACGTAAGTTCTCTAATTACAGATGAACTTGCTAGAAGAACCTATGATGAATCTGGTAATTATTATGTAAATCCATTCAGAGTTATTGCTAAAGAGTCTGTAAACGATAGTCTTGGTAATAACGGCATTTATGGACCTAATGAAACTACTTCACAGGGTAATACTCCATCCCCAGATCTCCTTGCACTTCAACTTTCTCCTGGTAAAGCATACGTAAAAGGTTATGAAGTAGAAACCATTAATACAATTTTTGTTGATGTACCTAAACCAAGAACTACTCAACAAGAACTAGATACGACTATTCCTTTTTCTTTTGGTAATCAGATTGAACTGAATAATGTTTATGGTGGTACCCAAGTTGGATATGGAAGTAGTAGTCAGGTAACACTTTATAATGAGAGAACTGCAACTCCAGGAACTGCTAATGGTATTCCCATTGGTGTTGCTAGAGTCTATGACATGCAGCTAAAGAATGATTCATATTCTGGTGCTGACACTATTTTTGTAGCTTCTCTTTACGACGTTAATACTTACACATATATTACAATTAATGCAGGTAAACAAATTGCACTTCCAGCATTAATTGAGGGTGTTAATTCTAATGCTCGTGGTTATCTGAAGACAGCAATGTCTAAGACAGATACCCAAATGGTCTTATATCAAGTTTCTGGAACTTTTAACGAGAGAGAACCACTAAAAGTTAATGGTAGAAAACTTGGCAGAACAGTCAAAGACTTCAGAGATTATGGTTTTGGTGATGTAAGACAACTCGTAAGTCTCGACGGCAACATGACTGCCGACATTAGACTTTCTCAACCACTGGCAATCGCACCTCAAGGTACTGACTTTACTATCAATGCAGCAGCAGGTGGAGAATCTGACGTTACATGTTCTTCCAATACCTTTGGTGTAGGTATTCAAACAGGTGATATTCTTGCTTATAACAAAAAAGGTGAAACCAGTATTACTCTCAACAGAGTAAAAGCAGTCAATGCAACTGGAAAAGAAATTACACTAGAAGCTACTACTAGTGTTACTGGTGTAAGTATTGGTGCTCTTCCTACTTCTGATATTGAAACTGGTAATCTATTCAAATTGGTTCCAGAATTATTCAATGCCAAAGATTCATACTTGTTTGCTGAACTTGAGTATGCTGATGTTGCAACTGTAGATTTAAGTCAGGGAGATCTTGTATTCAAGAAATCTTATGATGTTACAATTTCTGGAAACGCACTAAGTGCAACACTAGAAAGTGATCCAAACATTGTATTGGAACCTTTTGATGAAGAGGATTATACTCTCGTTTATAATGACGGAACTATTGAAGGATTAGAACAAACTAATGCAGTAATTAGTGGTAGAACTATTTCTCTTGGTGGTTTAAGTCAAAATGGTGCTGCAGTTCTTACAGCAACACTTAGGAAGAATAAACTTAAGTCCAGAAATAAAGTATATAACAGATGTGCCACTCTTAATGTAGAACGTTCCAATAGCAGAAAATCTGGAACGGGTGCTAAGTCAAATAAAGATGGTCTGACTTATAGTAGAGTTTATGGCACTAGAGTTCAGGATAATGAAATCTCCCTGTTAGTACCAGATGTACAAGCTGTTCTTGGAGTTTTTGAATCTGATGGTCCTAATGAGCCAACTTTACCAAAACTAACTCTTGAGAATTTAAATGCAAACATTCTCAATGGTATTCAAGGTGAACAAATTGTTGGTCAAGATAGTGAAGCTATTGCTGTACTAGTAACCAATAATGGAAGTAATGAAGTTGATATTGTATATCAAAATGAAAATAATTTCGTTAAGGGCGAAAAAGTTGTTTTCCAAGAATCCAATCTAACTGCAAATGTAACTAAATTCACTGAAGGCGACAAGGATATTGCAAATGACTTTATCTTTAATCCTGCTCAATATCTTGAGTATGCTGACTATAGTTTCTTAGTTAGAAAAGAAGGTGTTACACCTCCAACAAGAAAACTAAAAATTGTCTTTAATCATTTTTATATTGAGCCAAGTGATGATGGAGATATCACTACTGTTTCTTCCTATGATGCATCTGTTTATACTTCGGAACTACCTTACATTGATTTCTATAGAGCGAATGAAATCCTTGATGCAAGACCAAGAGTAAAAGCTTACGATTTAGCTGTAGATACTCTATCTCCATTTGAATATAATGCTAGAACTTTTGAAACTGCAAATGGATCTACTCCATTCTTCCTTTCAAGAGATAAGAATATCAAGGTATCTTATGACTATTACCTTGGTAGAATTGATAAGTTATTTGTCAATAGATATGGTGAATTTTTCCTAAAACAGGGTGTTCCTGCACTAAATCCTAGAAATCCAGAAGATGTTCCTACTGCTCTAGAGATTGCAACCATTGAGATGCCACCATATGTTTATAACATTAATGACATCACAATTGCACTTACGGATCATAAACGCTTCCGAATGCAAGACATTGCAAGAATGGAAGATAGGTTAAAGAACGTTGAGTATTATACTTCCTTGTCTCTTCTTGAAAGTGAAACTAAGAACTTGACTCTTAGAGATAGTGCTACTGGTCTTGATAAATTCAAGACTGGATTCTTTGTGGATAACTTCAGGAGTACTTCTGCTGGATCTCTTGGTGATCCTATGCATAAGTGTTCTATTGATATGGAAGAGGGTCATCTCAGACCTCAACACTATTCTACACAGATTGACATGCTTCTGGGATCTGAAGCTGTCGTTGGAACTGCAAATGGAGCTGCTAATCCTGATGCGGATTTGAGATTTGTTGAACAACTTGGAACTCCAAATTCAGTTAAGAAGGGAGATATTATCTGCTTCAAGTATTCACACGAGAAGTGGTTGGAAAATAAGTTTGCAACCAGATATGAAAATGTCAACCCATTCCACGTTGTCAACTGGATTGGTGCAATTGAGTTAAATCCTGCAACGGATACTTGGATTGATACCAAGAAAACTAAGAAAACTATTGATCAAGAAGGTAACTACGAATCTACCATTCAAGAATTAGGTATTGATACTAATACTGGACTTTCTCCAATCCAATGGGGTGCATGGGAAACTACTTGGACTGGTAAGAAGGTTATCGGTAAAAAGAACATGGGGTCGATTAAAGTCGGAACCAAGAAGACTGGTACATCTGTACATAAAGGAAAACAGATTAAAGGTCGTGGTATTCCCATTACAACTACTACTACATTTAGAGATAAGTATACTAAGTTTACAAATGTCACTACTCTTACTACTAAGAAACAAGCTAGAGAGGGTATTCAATATAAAGTAAGTGAAGTATTTGAGACAGTTGAATTGGGTCCAAAGGTAGTTTCTACCGAAGTTCTCCATACAATGAGATCTAGAAATATTGAATTTGTTGCGAGAAGACTGAAACCAACTACAAAACTCTTCCCATTCTTTGATAATGTCTTTATGGAGAAGTATACAGTTCCAAAACTCATCGAAATCCAGATGGTTAGTGGAACTTTCCAGGTTGGTGAAGATATTAAAGGGTCGAAAGGAAACCATGCAATTAAGGCTAGACTTGCTAAACCAAATCATAAGTATGGTCCTTACAAGAAACCAACTCAGACATATACTATTAACCCATACAAGACTGGTCAAAAAATTCCAGGTTCTTATTCAAGTACTTCTACAATTCTGAACCTTGATACTGCTTCTCTAGAACTTCAATCTGCTTCTGGGTATTATGGCAATATCGTGAAGGGTATGAAGATTAAGGGTAAAACAAGTGGTGCAATTGCAAAAGTAACTGCCGTTAGACTTGTTACTGACAATGCTGGTACTCTAATTGGGTCTCTATTCCTTCCAGATCCAAAACAAACTTCTAAACCTTCGTTTGAAACAGGAACTAAGACCTTTACTCTTACTACAAGTAAGGAAAATAGTACAATTTCTGGTGCAACCGATAGTACTGCAGAAAGTACATTTACTGCTTCTGGTACTCTTCAGAACATTGAAGAGACTACGTTGAGAATCAGAAATGCACAAGTTGACAGACTTATCAAGACTGATGAGAGAACCAAGAAGTCTAAGAGTACTAAACTCAAGGGAACGACCACATTTAAAGATAGAACTGTCAAACAAACAAGATGGGTTGACCCACTTGCACAATCGTTTGAGGTTCCAGATGAAAGAGGTGTATTCATCTCCAAGATTGAAGTCTACTTTAGAACCAAGGATAAGCAGGGACTTCCTGTTACTGGACAGATCAGAACCATGCAAACTGGTCTACCAACCACAGAAATCCTTCCCTTCGGTGAAGTAGTTCTTGAACCAGTTGATGTTAAAACTTCAAAGACTGGTACAGTTCCAACGACATTTGAGTTCCCATCTCCTGTTTATCTGGAGACTGGTCAATCTTATTGTTTCGTTCTTCTGTCTGCATCGAATGAATATACAGTCTTCATCTCTAGAATGGGTGAAGAAGATGTGACCACAGTTGATAAACCAGAATCTGAGAAGATTATCGTTTCTTCTCAACCACTTCTTGGTTCTCTATTCAAGTCTCAGAATGGTGCAACTTGGGATCCAAGTCAGTTGGAAGACCTTAAGTTCACAGTTTATAGATCCAAGTTTAAGACTGGAGAGACTACTTTTAGATTCTATAACCCAGATCTTGACTTGGGTAATGGTCAAATTGCAACTCTTAAGAATAATCCTGCTGATACCATCGCAAGATCTGCGTTGGTTGGTATTGGTACAAGTCTAAGTTCCTCTGAACAAACTGACTTGACACCTGGTGTAACCATGTTGCAAGAAGGAAATTCTGGATTTAGTGCAACCCTCGATAGTGTAGTTGGTTCTATTGGTATTGGAAGTGCTCTTGATCTAACTGCAGTGGGTTCAGGATTTACTACTCCATATACTGCATACGATAATGTCAGTCTAATTGCAATCACTGGTGAGGGTACTGGTGCTAAGGTTGAACTTTCAGTACAAAATGGAGTTGCAATTGCTGCAACAGTTTCTGCTGGAGGTACTGGTTATGCTTCTGGTGATGCTCTTACTATTAACTACGATGAAACCGATGGAATTGGTAAGAACCTCATTTTAACAATTCCAGAGGAAGTTGGTGCAATTGGAGAGTTTAATGGATTCATTATGACCAACATTCAGGGTGAGATTGAAGTCAATGCAACGGATGAAGTCTTCTATGTTGGAACTTCCAGTACTATTAGTATTCCAAATGCAAATGTAACCTTTAATAGTATCCTCTCAGATGGTAGACATTTTAAGGTCACTCATAGAAACCATGGAATGTATGATACTCAAGATAGAGTTACACTATATGGTTTTGAACCTGATACTAAACCAGTTCAACTTACTGCAAATTACAAAGCATCCTCTACTGGTAACCTAACAGTTGAATCTGTTGGTATTTTCACAAGTTTTGAAAATCTACCAGTTGACTCGCTAAATCCAGGTTATGTATTAATTGATGATGAAGTTATTAAGTATACTGGAGTTTCCACTTCAGCGGGTGCATTAACAGGTATTACTAGAGGTGTTGGTGCTTCTAAACCTGGTTCCCATGAAACTGGAGATGCTGTATTCAAATATGAAATGTCTGGTGTTTCATTGAGAAGAATCAATAAAACACATACTATGAATAACACGGATTATACAAAGTATCCAACTGGACTTGATAACTATCATATCAAGTGGAATGCTGGTACTAATGGTGGTAAGGCAACTGATAGAACAAATAATAATCCTAATGATTTCCCCAAACTCTACTTCAGAGAAGATAAATCTTGCGGTTCTTATGATGTAGTTCCACTGAGTACTAATCTTGATAGAGGTCCAAAAGCAACGCAAAATATCACATACGATGCGTTCCTGCCCAACTTCCAGATGATGCTTCCAGAAGGAACAAACATTACCGCAAAGGCAAGAACTTTCTCAGGTTCTACACCAGATAGTGGACTTTCCGCTTACATTGATCAGGGATTTGAGGATTGTGCAATTGGTGAAACTAATGAACTTACCAGCCCAAGAGTCATTGCTTCTCCAACGAATGAGAATCTATATCTCCAGGATTACCCTGGTAAAAAGTCATTCACAATCGAACTTACATTTAGTACGGATGATGATTTTGTCTCGCCAATGATTGACCTAGATAGAGTCAGTTTGATTCTCATCAATAATAGAATCAACGAACCTATCAAGAATTACGCAACTGATTTTAGAGCAAATTCTCTAACTGAAGATCCAACTTCTGCAGTTTATCTGAGTAAGATTGTTGAACTGGCAAAATCTGCAGATAGTTTGAAAGTTTACTTTGATGCATTCAAACATCCAAGTAGTGATATCAGAGTTGGATATAGACTCTTTAGAGTTGATGCACCTCAAGAACCTCTTTGGGAATTATTCCCTGGTTTTGAAAATCTTGACGTTAATGGTCAGGTTATTGACCAGAGTAATAATGATGGACATCCAGATACTAGAGTACCATCATCGTCGTCTGTTGATGACTTTGGTTCTTACGAGTTCACTATTGAACACGTACCTCAGTTTGAAGGATTCCAACTTAAGATTTGGATGACTGGAAGTAATTCCGCATATGTACCTAAGATTAAAGACCTGAGAGCAATCGCTTCTATCTAATATGGATGACAAGATGATACCAGTAGAGGGCAATCCCCAACTTTATAGGGATCCCTCTTCTGATGCAATTATAAACACCTCTGACACAGAGTATTCTGCATACATGAAATTGAGAGATAAAAAACTTCGTGAAATTGAGGAAAGAAACAAAAAACTCAAAAAGATTGATGAAATTGACAATATCAAGTCGGAAGTTAGTGAAATTAAAGACATGATGAGATACATTGTATCTAAACTAGATGATAAATAACTAAAAAAGTAACCTAAAATAATGGCAGCAAGGGTTGTAAATCTGGTTTTGGAACAAGGGGCGGATTTTACTGCCTCTTTTTCCCTAGCGAACTCCAATGGTTCGCCATTAAATATGGTTGGTTATAGTGGTATTTCTTCCATCAGAAAACATCCATCTTCATCAACTGCATTTCCTCTAACTCTATCTTTTCCTGATAGATTGCAAGGAATTGTTCAGGTTTCTATGGGTTACACTGCTACTGCAGCAATTGAAGGTGGAAGATATGTATATGATGTCATTCTAATTTCACCGAACGATTACAGAACTAGAGTGGTTCAAGGTAATGTTCTGGTAACTCCAGGGGTAACGAAATGAGCATCAACGCAGTAAGTTTAGCTGGCAACGATCCATACAGAATTAGTGTTGACTACGAAGTCCCCACTAAATCGATTCAGTATGGAAATATTATCCTTGATAGTATTGCATCCCAGTTTGATGGGGTAGCAACGAGTTTTGCATTGAAAAAGGATAATAACGCATATACCCCAGGAAATGCACAACAACTAATTGTTATTCTAGGTAATGATGCACAAAAACCAGATCAAGATTATGTAGTTTCTGGAACCAACATCGTATTCACGACAGCTCCTGCTGCTTCAGCCACGATTTCGATTGTTGCACTTGCTACTACTGCAGATTTAACCAGAACTTTGAACTATGTTGTCGATAGCGGCAACCTTGCAATGACACCTGGTGATAAGGGATTTATCACTATTGATGTAAGTGGAGTTATCGAACAACTTGTAATTTACTCTGAACAACAGGGTGATCTGGTTCTCGATATTCAAAAGGCAGATTTCACCACATACCCTACGTTTACTTCGATCTTGGGCGGTGGAAATATTCAGATGATAAATAATACGAAGCTGAAAGATGACGTTCTTACCAACTGGAACACAACTATAGTTGCTGGTGATCTTCTTCAGTTTGATGTGGTTTCTGTCAGCAACATCACGAGATTCCTAATCTCTTTGAAATTAAAATTATAAATAATGTTAGTTAAAAGTTTTTACCATCTGTCGAAGGAGTTGTTTCAATGGCACTACTAGTTCCAAATATTGGAGAACTTGAGTCACTAAGATACCTGATTGCAAATAATAATCACACCCCATCTCTTGCTGACCAGTCTCCTCGTAACCTCGTACTTAAGTTGTTCGTTAGTAACACAACACCTGCTGAGGGTGATGTACCATCGGCAACTGCGTACTTCGAGCCCTATACCGCAGGCGGTACCAATGGATATGGATCTGCTCCAGTCACTGGTTATCCCGCTTGTGTAAATAACAGAACTGACCAAGATTATACCAGCCAGTACGGCATCCTTCTGAATGGATCCCGCTGGGCAATCAATCAAGTTGGATCTGGTACAACCGCAACCTATCCAGAACAAACCTTTACCTTTACTGGTGCTGCTGGTGACGTTTATGGTTATCACGTTACCCGTGCAAACAACATGCCTGTAACCGTACAGGGTGTTGAAGACTTTGCATCTGTTGGTATCGGAACCACCGTAACTAAGGGTGACAACATCAACCCAACCATCGGTGTTATCGGTAACTCCTACCTCACCATCAACAACGCATCTAACGTTGATGACATCACCCTAGGAATGGCTGTTGGAGGTAACGCTGGTCTTGCTGAAGATACTTCGGTTATTGGTATCGACAGAGCACTTAAGGTTGTCTATCTCGACAAACCACTTGTTGATAACATCCAGACTGCAACCGACTCTTCTGTTGAGTTCTCCTTCTCCAAGGTTACTGCAACCAACCATGGTCTAGTTGCTGGTGACGTTATCTATATTGCTGCAGGTGCTGCAAACACGACTACTGCTTCTAACACCTACACAGTATTCAACGTACCTAACGCAGACGAGTTCACTACAACTCCTGCTCTGAACGCAACTCAGAACAACCTTGCTGGTGTCGGAACTGCAACTCTGTATAGTTCCATCATGTATGCTGAAAGATTCACCAATGGTCCATACAGCATTCAGAACAATGGTGACCAGATTAAGATCACTCTGAACGTCGCACTCGACTGATATTTGACTTTAGTCTGAACATCTAAATACTTGCAGGTGAGGGGGTTCTTCTTTATGGGGCGACCCCCCTTTTTCTTCGTCTATGGTATATGAACCTATGAAGAATCTGAATCGTCACCCTAATGTCAAACCAGTTTAATTATAATCTTAATAGTATTAATTTCTTCATCCAGGAAAACTCTGGATCGATTACTGGTGTCTCAACAGAATTTGAAGACTATGGTGACGAACAAGGTCTTCCTGTTCAGTCGGGTGGCCAGGTTTGGTTACCACAACGTGAAGAAAGTATTCACGATTTTAGTTATAATGACACTAAGTTCTTTAACACCTTCGACTCTGAACTTACTAGATTTGATACTAACTTAGAATTAGAAGATTGGGGTGCAGACCTCAATATCACAGAAACATTATATCCCTTCGGTACATTATCCTCCGCAAACCTTGCTGGTCTTGCGGAGTCTTTCAACGTTTCCATCTCTGGACTTGCAATTCTGTTCAGAGCAATTGGAAATCTTGGAATCAAGTTTACACCCAAATATCCTGGTAGTGGTTCAGCGACACTATCTGGCGATGGTGATGACTCTAGATCTCGTCCATACATCGCCAGTGGTACTCTATTCAAGTTTGGTACTGCCGGTGAATCCAAGTCCTTTGACTTCGTTGGCAGCGGTCTTAAGACCCTCTCAGGCGTTGCTGTCGAGCGCACAGCAATCGGTAGAGACGAAAATACTATCCTATTCGACTTCCTCGACGCTGCTGAGACAGCGCCAGTCGTCGTCTGGGGCGTCGATGATGAGGTTGGTGGTACTATCACCATTCTTGGGGAACTTACCCACCCAGACATTGATTATACCCCTCATTATGGTATCGAGAAGAACATCGGTATCGGAACAACTGGTATTCAGATTTCTGGTACTACATCTGCTCTGGAGGCATTCTCTGCACAGACTCCAGAAGATACTATCCTCTTCTCCTTCGGTTCTGCTGCGATAGAGAAGTTTGGTGGAGATCCACCAGAGAATACTCAACTATTCTCCTTCAGTGGAGAAATCGAGACTCCTCTCCGTACATTTGCGGAACAACCAACAGGAACAATTAATGTTTCTGGTGAGGTTGTTGAGAAACAAGAATTTAATTATGATGGTAGAGGACCAATTAACGTTGGTGTTCCATTCAGTTATACAGATACTTACGACCTTGGACTCTCTGGTAGTTTTGCCGAGACGTTCATTGCACAATTCGGTTCAGCTATTGCTGCTACTGAAAATAAAGTCATCATTGGCGCTCCAGGTAGAGCTGTTAGTGGTCAATACAATAAAGGTGCTGCATTCATCTATAATCATGATGGAACTGGTATCACAACAGTTACGGGTGGTCAATTTACCGGCTACTTCGGAATAAGTGTTGGTGCAAGCACTAGTGTAACACTCAGAGATGGTGTTCATAGTCCTGCATTTGTAGTTGGCGCTCATCAGGATCTAAGTGAAGGTCGTGCATATGTCTACGATGAAAGTGGGAATGAACTTGTAGTTCTTGATCCAAATCCAAATAGTTTTGGTGAACATTTTGGATGGTCTGTCGATGCAGGATCAGAAAGAATTGTTGTTGGTTCTCCACAGGATGATGACAATGGAACGGATTCTGGTTCTGTAGGTGTTGCATCCGTTTATTATAATAATGGAACATCCTCTTGGGAATACACATTAACTAAGATTATTCCTTCCGATGGAGCAGCTGGTGATAGATTTGGTGATGCAGTTGCAGTCGGAGACAACAAGATTGTTGTTGGTTGTAAGAATAATAGATCCAATCGTGGTGCTGTATATGTCTATGATCTGGATGGCACAAATGAAATCAAGATTACTGCGAGTAATGAAGACGTAAACTTCAACTTCGGTTCTTGGGTTGCGATTGGTAGTAATAAGATTGCGGTTGGTGCTCCAGGAGTACGTGGTAATAAGGGTGCAGTCTATCTTTACGACTTAGATGGTAATAACGAGAAGATAATCGAAGCCTCTGATCAGGCGGTAGGTAGATACTTTGGTACTAGAGTTGCAATTAATGGCAATCAACTTGCTGTTGGTGCCGATCCATCTGTTTATGGTGCAGTTTATATCTACACTCTTGAGGGAACTAAAGAATTCAAGATTACTCACGATACAATCAATCAAAGATTCGGTGAGGCTGTTGAATTCGTTGGTGACGATCTCTGGGTTGGTGCAAGATATACATCTGATCCAGAATTCTACACGGGTAAAGTTCACAAATACACCCGCAATGTTCTTCAGGCAGCTACAGAAGCATTATCTGCACAGACTCCAGAAGATACGATTCTATTCAATACTTCTGGCGAGGCAATCAAGAAAGCAACTATCAGAGAAGTCTTCTCTGGTATTCTTACATTCTCTGGTGCTGCAACCAACGAACAATTCACTGGAGATCCACCAGAAGAGACAATTCTCTTCGTTGCAAATGGTGATGCTCATACAACCAGAGCAAGAGATAAGGTCGGAACAGGTCTTGCATCTCTATCTGGTATTGCTTCTTGTAGAGAAATTGCAAATTATGGTTATTATGGTGATGATAGAGATCCTGGTACATCTGGTCTCATCACAATCTCTGGTTCCACACTAGCAGATCCAGACTCTGGTGTAACTTACATCCCACATTATGGTATTGAAAGAAATATCGGTGTTGGAACCACTGGTATTCAGTTTGAACCTAGAACTAGATTTGGTTTCAATACTGGATTTGATGCCGACGGCAATGAGCGTGGTGCAAGATACTACTCCAATGTTTATCCACGTAATGACGTTGCGGAACTCGATGGTGGTTCTGGTACTGGTGGATTCAGACTTAATGATGACAAAGAACTCACATTCTGCAGAGCACTACTTCCATACAAGGCATCTGGTCTTGGTGTATTCAGTGGAACTGGTAACGAAGCCTTCTGTATTGTTGGATATGAAGGTGATGCAGGAACCACATTCTTTAGTGGTGCTGCAGAAACCAGAGAAGTTGATGTCTTCGGGTTCTATGGAGATGATGCAGATCCAGGAACAACTGGTCTGTTTACTATCTCTGCTCAGACTCAGGGTATTGTATTCAGAAGAACTTTTGCACATCAAGCAGAAGGTTCTCTCTTTGCAACTGGTGGAAACTCGGATATCCAACTAACATATGGATATCAAGGCGAAGGTCAAGTATCTACACTTTCTGGAGCTGCGGAAGCATTTGGTGCGGACGAAGTACAGAATGTTGTTCTTTACGAGACTCATGGTCATGGTACCGAGAGTTTTGTTGCACAACCAACCGAAGATACGGCACAATTTACGTATCAAGGTCAACTCGAATCGGAAAGAAAAACCAAGTCCTACCTTGGTCAAGTTGCATTCCCAGCAGCAATTGGTGGTGCCGCAGAATCTATTGAAAGAAATGTCGTCGGAACAATTCTGTTCTCCTTCGACACTGGAACGACAGATTCTGAAGTTAGAAAAGTTGATTCTAGTATTTCTGTTGACAGAGACGACGTTGCATTCAATGCATTCGTCAAACAGACTGAAGATGTTGCGAGAACTATTCTCTTCGACATTACAAATTCTGCAGAAACAGTACTCAATACTCTCAAAGTATACGATGGTACTGGTTCAACTGCACTATCTGGTGCATATTCAGAACTCAAGTTCACTGCAGCACATGTTGGTCTTGGTGGACTTGCAAAACATGGAGTTGCAGTCGAAAAACAAGTATTTGGTTATGTCGGCGAAGGTTCCCTCAACACACTTACTGGAGCTTCCGAAAGTTTCGCGAGAGAATCTACTACAGGAACGATTCTTTACTCCGCGACTGGTTCTGCAACAACCAGAGTCGAGAGCGACTTTATCTATGCAAGCGCAGGAACATTCCTACCAACAGGAGCAGCAACAGAAACCAGATATGTTCCTCTCTATCCTGCTTCTGGAGCAATCACTATTTCTGGAGAACTCACTCATCCAGAAATTCAATACATTCCCGCAGTCACAGCTGGTGGACTATCAACAGTATCTGGAGCTGCAACAGTTGCAAACGTTATTGTACCATTTGCATCTGGTCGTTTCTTTGGTATTGGATCTGGAGACGAAGCATACGCAAGAAATACTTATGTCGGTATCGGAAGTATGAGTATTACCGACGAAGGTTCAACTATAAACGATCCATTCAGAATTCCACGGACATTTACCATCATCGTTTAATTATACTAAATAAATCAGAAGAAAATAGCTATTTGAGTCGGATAACGCTATGACCAAGCAGGTACAGCTAAGACGAGGTTCGCACTCGCAACATTCTACATTTACGGGTGCTGTTGGCGAACCAACGATCGATACAACTAATGTAGTAATCGTTATCCATGATGGAGTGACCGCAGGCGGTCATAGCATGGTCGGTGAAAAATCTGTCCAAGATATTGTTAATAAACGTTCGATTGCGATTGGAAAATCAGAAGCGTCTGATACACAAGACGCTCAACTAGATGTATTGGGTAATACTTTAGTTTCGGATGATGTTGATACTGGTGGATTAAGAGTTCTATACAGAGCTCCATTAGTAAGAACTGGTTTTACTAGTGCAACTTCAAGTACTCTTGTCACTTTATCGACAGCTACAGATATCAGAACAGGTTGGGGAGTTACTTCTGGTAATGTTACTGTTGGTACACAAATTCTAGATGTAGACGTAGCTACAGGAATTGTAACCCTTACTGATTTAACTACAGATTCTACAGTAGAATATTCAGATGCCTACTTTGTAGTAGCAAATGGTAGAGTTATTGGTGGTATTGCTACTGATAGTTTAGAAGTAGGAGATATTGTTGAAGATCCAGATGATCTCTTATTCTTCAGTGGAACTACAATTACTGAAATTAGAGATGAAGAAATCGTCATCAGTGGAAACACTGCAGGAACTACAACTGGTGTTAGTACCTTTAGTTGTACTGGTACTGCTGGTGGAACGACTCTTACATTAAGTGATACATCCAGTTTAACTGATGGAGATCTTCTCCTAGGTGATGAAGTTTTCATTCCAGATAATTGTACTATTACAAATGTTGATAGTAACACTCAGATTACAATTAGTGCTGCACTACTTGATAGTGGAACAAACAATGTTGCTTTTGCATCACCAGTAACAATCAAACACGTTGCAACTGGTATCGAAAATGAGTATGAATTCTTCTATCCTGATAGTGGTATTGCAACTATCACTAGAGCCTATATTAATGATGCGGTAATTGATACTCTTAATATCACCACTCTGAATGGTGGAGATCTTCAATTACAAACAACTACTACCAATATTGCTAACATCAACGTTGGTATTAATACATATGCATTTATTGGCACTTCTTATGTTGATGAAGCAAATCTAAATGTTGCAATTACAACAAGTGCTTTTATTAGTTCTTCTTATATTAGTACTTCCTACGTCAATGTTGGAATCACTACTGATGCATTTATCGGTACTGCATTTGTTGATAATGCAAATCTGAACATTGGTATTCAAACCTTTGCGTTTATTTCGACTTCATATGTTGATGAACAGAATGTAAATCTTGGTCTTGCAACTGACTATACTTTCCAGACTAGTAGAAATATCCTTGGTCTAACTGATGTTGGTATTACTACCACTCAGTTTACAAATGTAGAATATGTAGATACCGCAAATATTAACCTTGGTATCTCCACTCTTGCAAGAATGTTTGATGCTCTTGCAGATAATATCAACATTGACGTTGGTATTGCATCTTACTTCAATGCAGGATTTGCTGGTATTGATACCGCACAAATCAAGACTGGTTTCGGTACATTCTTCAATATCGAGAACTCTACAATCGATAGTCTGTTTGTTGCAACTGGTATTGGTTCAACAACATTCGCAACCGAGTCTTATGTAGATCAAGGTTATATCAATGTCGGTATTATGACCGAAGTTGGTATTACAACCGCTAATATTGATAATGCAAATATCGATGTTGGTATCACTTCAGTAGGATTTGCAAATACAACGTATACAGATCATGAAAATGTAAACGTTGGATTTACGACAACTGCATATCTTGATACTGCAAATATTAATGTAGGTATTGGTACAACTGTTGGTATTGCAAGTTTCAGAGCCGAAACTGCATATATCGATGTTGGTATTGCAACCCAGATGACAGTCACAACACAGATTGTCTCTGTAGGTCAGGCAACAACCTCCTTTACAGAAGAAGATTACGTTAATCTGTCCAATGTAAACACTGGGCTCACAACGATGTCCTTTGTTGAGACGGAATATGTCAATCTGTCTAACGTAAATGTTGGTATTGGTACAACTCTATTCCAAGAACTTTCTTACACCGATACTGGATATGTAAGATCTGGTATTAACACATATCTCGATGTAACTGGAATTGGTTCGGTTCAAGATCTTAAGGCTGCAGTTGGTGTTATTACACAACTTTCTGGTACAGATCTAAACTTCACTGGATTCTCAACTATCGGTCAATTTACTGCAGGTGTTGGTAATACTGATGTTATTGTTAATGGTGATTTCAGAGTTTCTGGTCTCGTAACCTTTGGCCAAGGTGATGTAACTATTAATGATGATGGTGACATCTATAATATTGGCACTTTGATGGCACCAGTTGGTGTTATCACCAATATGTCTGGTACCAACCTCAATTACACTGGTATTTCTACGATTGGTGTTGCATCTGCATCCCAAGTTACCATTACTGGACAAAATACACAACTTAACCAAGATAAGTCGGTCAGAATCAAACTATCTAATGCAGGTATTGCATCTGACTACGACTTCATTCTACCTTCTAAACTTGGTAGTCCTGGTCAGTTACTTGCAATTCAAACTGACGGAACACTAGGTTTCACCACCAACGGCGCAGGTCTGTTTGAATCAAGATACTACGTTTCCGAACAGAATGGTTCTGATGACTTCGATGGTAGGGCACTTCCTGTTGCATCTATTAAGAAGGCGACACAACTTGCATCTTTCGACTCCTTCGTTATTCCTGGTCAGAGATACCTCGATGCAGGTGACCTGATTGAGAACAACGTAGACTTCATTGTTGAAGAAGCATTTGGTGCTCTAGAATTCAACTATGAGAATCTCACCACTGATTATCCAGAATATAATAGAAATGACTGGAAGGACAAGATTGTTCTACTCCTAGAAAACCTCCAGTATGACATTAGATTCGGTGGTAATAGTAAAGCTGTTGAGACCGCAAAAGATCTCTATAAGAACGGAATTGAATATTATGATGGAGAAGAGGTAATTGCAATCTACCTCTACAACTACATTAAGTTTATTGTTCAGTATATTGTAAATAATCAGTCTCCACCAACTCTTTATGGACCTGGTATTTCCACAACTGGTATTTCTTCTCAGACTCAGTACTTTGATCTGACGATCACTCAAGACCCTGAGAACACCAATCTTAACTACTTCCATACATCTAAGGATGCAAGAAATCTAATCCTTGCAAACAAACTGGAAATTGTTGATAAGTCTCTTGCAGCAATCGCTGTTGGTGTTACCAATGGTAATGACTTCTACTTCCCAGGTGATACTCAGAGCAACGAAAGATCTAGATTCTACTCTGCATATCGTCTGATCCAGAAGAACAGACAAGAAATCATTGATTATGCATGGGCAGATACCGTTGCAACTTATCCTGGCATTTCTGCTACTGAAGATAAGTGTAAGAGAGACATTGGATATTTTGTTGACGCAGTTTCTACTGACGTATTCACTGGTGGTAACAACTACGCTAGATCGTTTGTTGGTTTCTACTTTGATAGTGGAGCACCTCTAGGAAATGGACTTCTCGGTGAAGAGGTTGAATCCAACCACGCATTTACCGAGGCTGCAGTTGGTATGTCTTCGGCACTTACCAACAACTTGTCAATTGTTGATAACACTATCCCTGCTGACCCTGCAACTGGATCTAATACTGATACTGCATCTTGTGCAAACGTAAGATCTACGGTCAATACACTCCTCGGAATTGTTACTACTTCCGTTGCAGCAGGTTCTACCGCAGGTATTGGTACCACTAGTAACTATGGTTACTTCCTGATCTCCCCAACTCTAAACGTAAGTGATAGTGTTGGTATTGGATCTACTAATATCTTCGGTGGTCGTAAGTGTGCAAGAGACCTCAACTACTTTGTTGATACAATTGCACAGGATATTGCTTTCGATAGTAATCAAAATACAATTTACAGCACCAAACTATACTTCGATGGTGCAGGTAATCTACTCTCCAATGGTGTTGCTGGAGAACAATTCGAGTCAATACTTGCATTTAATGCATCTAGAGACTTGATGAAGAAGGCGATCACGAACCAGTTGAATAATCGTGATCTAACCGTTATTGCTGATAGTGAGACTGGATTCAATACTGATCCAAACTCCTGTTCTACAACTCAGACACAGATCGGCAACCTTGTCGGTATTCTGACTACCGCACTTGATACTGCATCTCTTGCAGGTATTGGTTCTACAAGTTTCGGTATCACAGATTGTACTGATGTAAGACAGGCTCTTGTCAACTACATTGGTATTGTTACCGCAGTTATTGGTGCAGGTAATACATCTGGTCTACCTGAAGTTGTACTACCAGAAACCCAGTCGAAACCAATTTGTATCTTTGTTGAGGCAGGTAACTACATTGAAGACAACCCACTACTTGTCTATGATGACGTTGCGATCGTTGGTGACAACCTAAGAAACACGATTATCAGACCTAAGAACGCTGGTAAGGACTTGTTCCGTGTCAGAAATGGTTGTTATGTTACTGGTTTCGCGATGAAGGATAACATCGACGCTGCTGGTGTTCCACAATTCACCTTTAATAATGCAGTTGCATACGATGATCCTGCAGACCAATTCACTTCCAGAACTGGTTATGCAACCAAACTCGACAAACCACTAATTACCAGATCTCCATACATCCAAAATTGCTCGATTCTATCGTTCTTGGGTGGTAATGGTATTCTTGTTGATGGTAACTTGGTCAGATCTCCAAACTCTCCAATTGTTGCGGAAGAGGCAGAAGTCGATCCAGACAACGTTCAACCAGAACAGGGTAAATCCATGGTTGCTGCGGCATTCACCATGGTTTCCTTCAATGGTATTGGTTGGCGTGTTATTAACGATGGTTACTCACAGGTTGTTTCTTGTTTCCAAATTTTCTGTAGATATGGTTCTCTAACTCAGTCTGGTGGTTACCTATCCATTACGAACTCCGCAACCAACTTCGGTCTATTCGCACTAAGATCGACTGGATTCAGCCCAGCGTCCTTCAAGTTCGATAGAGGTAGAATTGCAGAGACTGGTACCTCTGGTGGTCTGACAACCCTCAAGGTTGTTGGTCTCGGTAACTCCACTCAGGACCTTTACGTTACAAGATTCTTTGATAATGACAACAATGACGTAACCGCGAACTTCAAGACTTCTCCAACAGTTGTTGAGTTCATCGGTGCGGCATCTACCCAAGGTGGTGCAGTTGACCTGAACCTTGATCAAATTACTCTGACTGCACACCCATTCCAGAATGGCGATTCTGTCATCTATGAAGGTGACGAACAAGATGTTCCTATCAGAGTTCTGGGTGGTCTGGTTTCTCAGAACCAGTATTACCTGAAGGTCGTTGACGTTAATACAGTTGAGGTCTTTGAGGACGATGGTCTTGCAACTAAGGTTAATCTGACTGCAACTACTACTGGTATTAACACCTTCAAGAAGAATACTCAAGAATTCTTCGCTACTGAGGTTCTAACGAGACACAACATCTATCAGAGTCTGACTCTTGCAACTGGAATTGGAACAGTCAACTTTGTTTCTGGTAGACAAGTTACTCAGGCAGTTTCTGGTGGTAGCGCAGTTGGTATCGCACTGACATATAACAATTCATCCAGAGAACTGGTTGTTTCTGTTGAATTGTCTGGTGATGTTAGAAGAAACTTCCAGGTAACCGATGGTGTTAATAACCTGAATATTTCTTCTCATGATGGATCTCCAGTTTCCGCTGGTATTACTCAGATCACTGGTATTTCCACATATTGGACAACTAATTCTAAGATTGATTCTACTCTAACTGGTGGTAACATCGTTGGTGTTTCTAATCTACCTGAAACTTACAAACTACACTTCCATAGACCATCCATTATTAACTCCTCCTCACATACGTGGGAATATTCTGGATCTGGTGTTGACTATAACGCACTACCACAAAACGGCGGTCAGACTGATACCAGTACTGAACAGGTTGCAGAAGGTGGTGGACGAGTCTTCTCCTCTGGTACTAACGAACTGGGTGACTTTAAGATTGGTGACTTCATTACTGCGTTCAACAGAACTGGTAACATCATCTTCAACAACACTGTTTCGATTGGTAACTTGGATTCTATCCGACTATCACTCTCTGGTGGTGTTGCGGTTGAAGAATTCTCCACAGACCAAGACCTCGGTGATAATGAAATCGGTGGTCCACTGAACAAGAGAGTTTCTACTCAGTTGGCAGTCAGAGGATTCCTCAACAACAGACTGGGTGGTTTCATCGATAAGAACGTATCTACCAACGCAGTTCCTGGCGCAATTGTCCAGTTGAACAACATTGGTCAGATCAACCCCGATCTAATTCCACCTAAGACAGTTAACTTCTTCAGAGCGAAAGTTGATGACGGAAGAACTCAACTAGTCAACCAGATTCCTGCAGTTAATCTACAAACTGGTGACACGGTTGTTGAACCATCCTTCAGTTATGTTCTTGTTACTGACGTTCTGTCTCAGTATCTGGTTCTCGATAACGACACCATTTATGACTTCGATAATGGTGATGAAGTCAAGGGTACAGTTTCTGATGGTGGTGCAGTTGGTATCGTTACATCACCTCCTGCAATTGGCATTAACACTGATACACTTTCCTTCCCCGAGTGTGGTTATGGCACAACAGGTCTTGTACGTGGTGTTGCACTAACACTAACGAATCTGACTGGTGGTACTGAATATCCTACCGCTGGTATCTACACGGGCGTTAGACTTGATACCTCCTCTGGTATTGGTACTGGTATTACTGGTGAAGTTACAGTTGGTGGTTCTGGAACAGTTACTTCTCTTGGTATTAACACTGGTGGTCGCAACTTCGCAGTTGGTGATGTTGTCACACTTTATGACCACTCTGAAGTTGGTGGTGCAGCAGGTGTAGGTACACCATTCACCGCAACGATTGGAAGTGTTGAAACAAGACTATATCTGAAACTAACCAATAACCAGAAGTTTACTGGTTCTGCGGTACTGACCGACTATATCGCTGACGGAAACGCAGTTGCAATCACAACATCTCAGGTTGGTTCTGCAGTATCCTTCACCTTTACTCCAACTGATATTGCAGTTGGTGGTGATATTGACTTCGCTCAGGATAGAATCCTTTGTGGCGCAGCAACTGCAGCACTATTCGAGAACGGAGACCCACTCTTCTTCACAGTTGATGCTGGAACCCCAATTTCTCCTCTCGCGCTCTCAGATACTTACTACGTTAAGAAGGTTGGTGTTGGTACTACCGCAATCGAACTTTATACTAACTACGCTCTAACCACCAAGATCGACCTCGATGCATCTGGTACTGGTACTTCTAACAGACTGACTAGAAGAGCATTCGATGTTGATACAAATCAGATCGTAGTTCCTTCACACGGGCTCACACAAGGCGATCCTCTGTTTGTCGATAAAGTTGGATCTGGAAGTTCCCTACCTACAGGTATTACTACAGGATTCTACTTCGCGGGTTCTGTAACCGTAAACTCCTTTACTCTGCATGATTCCAGACAGGACTCCTTGAACTCCATCAACGGACTTCTGTTTGCAACTCAAGCCTTCACTAAAGTAGGTTTCGGAACAGTTTCCTTCACGAAACAAAATATCACTTACGAGGCAACAGTTAATACATCTTCTTCGGATGCAACTAACTGGTCCTTGAATGCAAGTTCTTCGATTGACGCATCTAACATCATTAGTGGTACAGTTGACCCATCCAGACTTGGTTCTGGTGAGGCAAACACCGATACATTCCTAAGAGGTGATTCTTCCTTCCAGAAGATTGTTACTTCGGTTGGTATTGGTACCACACAACCATTCGACGTAACTTCTACTCTAACCACATTCGCGCCTAACGGAGTTGGAATCAACACCTATCAAGGTAAGATTACACTTGGTCTGAATAGAGTTGAATCTACACTTGATGAGTATTCTACTCTGGGTATTGCTCAATACAAGTTGTCAACGTTTAGCGTCGGCGACGATGGTAGAATTCAGGTCAAGAACGCGGCCTCGGGCGGCGATATTGACGCCGCAACCTTCGATGGTAATGGTTCTGCATATTACCTAGACATCAATAACATTCAGGGTAATATCCCAATCGCTAGAGGTGGTACTGGTCTCCAGGCACTTCCATCGAATGGCGCAATCCTGATTGGTAATGGTGTTTCTTATGACCTGACCGCAAATCCTGAGTTCGCGGGCGATGTTACCTTCTCTGGTGGTAACAATGCAATGAAACTCTCCGCGAACTGCGACTTCGCACTAACGAATAGTGGTACGTGGACTGGAGAGAAATCATTTAAGATTCAGGCATACAACAGCAATCTATATGCTCAGTATTCCAGTAACTTCATTCTAAGAAACTCTTCTGGTACTAATAGACTTACATTAACAGCCGCGGGCACGCTCACGCTCGCGGGCACGGCTAGCATGACCAGATTGACCCTAACTCAGGCAACTGGAACTGCACCAATGGCCGTTTCGTCCACGACTCTGGTCACTAACCTGAACGCAGATAGAGTTGATAACCTCCACGCATCTCAGTTCTTGAGATCTGACGCGAACGATACCACGACTGGTCAAATCATCTTCACGAAGTCAAATAACGCTGGATCTGGTGGTGGTCAGATTTACCTGAATGGTAGTACTGGCAACAGAATTGATTGGAACTCTAATGGTGTTGCAGCTCCAACCAATACTAACAGATCTGCTGGTACTAAGATGGTTCTTTATCCATCACTCAGTTCTGGTTCTGTTGATTATGCACTCGGTATCGAGTCTTCCAATATGTGGTTCTCGGTGTCCACCCCCTCGGCAGGTTTCAAATGGTACAATGGCACCCAACAGGCCATGCAGCTGACGAACAGTAATCTTGACGTTACTGGTGAAGTTAGAGGTCGTGTACTGAGATCTGATGTTGCTAACGGAACTGCGCCTCTGATTGTTTCTTCCACAACCAAGGTCACGAACCTCAACGCTGACCTACTCGATGGAATGTCCACATCTTCCTCTAACCAATCTTCTGCATCGATTGTGTCTAGAGACTCTAGTGGTAATTTCAGAGGTAACGAAATCAAAGCAAACCACTTCGTCCGTGGTTCTCAAATCGGTAACTCTTCTCTATCGATTTCTGAAACTGATGGTAATAATGACTCGCAGATTGCGTTGCAGCACCCAGGCGGGCAGACATTTGGTATCCTGTGTTGGGACGCTGATACTTTCCTGAGTTCTGGAATTTATTATAGTAATGGTGTTTGGACCCACCAGAACGTCAACAACAATAACAACATGTTGAGAATGGTACCAGGCACGGGTGTCACCTGGTATTCATCTAACAATGGATCTGGTTCTTGGAACGTTTCTTCTAACAGAACACTCTGGAATTCCTCAGGCGTCTGGCAACAACCCCTGAGTAGAACTCTGACCATGAACACCAGTGGTAATGGTATTTCTGGTTCTGCATCATTCAACAACTCGGGCAATGTAACCTTCACGGTCACATCTAACGCGACCGCGAACAACTCTGCCAACTCGATTGTGTTTAGAAATGGTAGTGGTGATTCTAGCCACAGATACCTGAATGCAGATCGTTTCAGAAGTAGTTCGGATGCTAACACCAGACTGCAAAATAACGCACTGATTCTTAGAGGTAGTTCACCAACAGTTTATCTACGCGATACGAACCACAACGTATCGATGCTCCATTGTAACTCCAACATCTTCTACGTCCTGCGTGGTAGTAATGACTCGGAGTCTTGGACACAGGTCAACAGCGTCTGGCCTCTGCAGATCAACCTCACCAACAACAACGCAACGTTTGGTGGAACAGTTACTGCATCGTCTGACGTAAGATTCAAGAAAAACATCGTCACGATCGAAGGCGCGCTCGATAGAGTTCTGAGAATGCGTGGTGTATTCTTCGAGAGACTTGAAACACCTGGTACTGAGTGTGGTGTTATCGCCCAGGAGGTTCAGGAGGTACTACCTGAAGTTGTTACCGAAACCGATAATGGACATCTGTCCGTCGCATACGGAAACATCTCAGGTCTCCTGATTCAAGCGATCAAGGAACAGCAAGAGCAGATCGAAGAACTCCGTGAGGAGATCAGAAAACTTAAGGGTGAGTGATAACTCACTCTCCGTTTATAAATACCTCTAGGAAACTAGGGGTATTTTTTTTATGGCGCAGCCATCTAGTAGAGCGGAGTTGAAAGAATACTGCCTAAAACAACTAGGTAAGCCAGTTTTAGAAATTAACGTAGATGATGATCAGATTGATAATTTGATGGATGATGCAATCCAGTATTTTCATGAACATCATTTTGATGGTATTGATAGAGTATTTCTGAAACACAAACTAACTCCCGCAACCAAAGATACACTTACCCAAGCAGGAGTCTCTACAACAACCTCCGCAAGCGTTGTAGGGGCGGGATTGAGTACGATTCAATATACTGAAGGTGTCAACTACCTACCCCTGCCAGACACGATTATAGGTGTCAATCAGGTATTGAAGATCGATCAGAATACTATTTCTGCAGGTCTGTTTAATATCAAGTATCAGTTATTTTTGAATGACGTTTATTACTATGGTGCTCTCGATCTATTGAACTATTCAATGGTCAAGAGATATTTGGAAGATCTTGATTTCTTACTGAATCCCAAGACGCAAGTCAGATTTAATAAGGCAAACCATAAATTATACTTGGATGTTGATTGGAACAACGTAGGTCAGAACGAGTATCTGGTCATTGATTGTTTCAGAATCTTGGATGGTGCAGATGCACCAAAACTCTATAACGATTCCTGGTTGAAGAAATATCTAACCGCATTGATTAAAAAACAATGGGGTATGAACATGATGAAATTCCAAGGTGTTACTCTACCAGGTGGAGTTCAATTAAATGGAAGACAAATCTATGAAGATGGTGTTCAAGAGATAGAAAAACTAGAGCTCAAACTCAGAACTGATTATGAACTCCCACCAATGGATCTAATAGGTTGATATGTCACCACTCAATTCTTACTTTTTGCAAGGATCTCCTGGGGAACAGAGACTTGTCCAGGATTTGATCAATGAACAACTCAAAATGTATGGGCAAGACGTTCTATACATGCCGAGGAAAATTATTGGCGAAAATACTGTAATTAAAGAGATTACTGCGTCTAAGTTTGACGATAGTTTTCGCATTGAAGCGTATTTGATGAACTTTGAAGGATTCTCTGGTAACGGAGAACTCCTGACTCAATTTGGTATCAGAAATAATGACGAGGTAAATCTTGTTATCTCAAAGGAGAGGTATAACGAGTTCATCTTACCAAAGATGAATCTGATTCCACAATCAGAGAGAAAGTCTATTAGTAGACCAGCTGAAGGAGATCTAATCTATTTCCCTCTCGATGAATCACTATTTGAAATCAAATATGTAGAAGGTAAGAAACCTTTTTATCAACTACAGGAACTTTATGTTTATGAACTCAGATGTGAGAGATTTGAGTTTGAAGATGAAGTCATTGATATTCAGAATCAGGGAGATCTTGGTGAAGAGATCAACGAGTCTGTTAAGGACTTTGGAAATATCTACACTCTGAATATGGTTGGAACTGCAACAACAATTGCAGAAGCAACTGTCGGATTGAGAACTTCTGATTATACGTCCAAGTCTGTTCAGTACATTGATCTAGTCAATGATGGTCATGGATATAAGTTTGCACCAAATGTTGCAATTTCTACCGCAGGGCCTAATGGTGTAACTGCAACGGCAGTTGCAATCATGACGAGTAGAAATCAGAATAATACTGATCTTTCTATTGATAGAATTCTAATTACTGAACCTGGTTACGGATATACCACTCCACCAAAAGTTACCATCAGTGGTGGTCAAGGTCAAGGTGGTATTGCAACCGCAGTTATCCGTACTGGAGTCCTTGGTCTGGTTTCCATCTCAACTGGTGGAGTCGGATATACAACAGTTCCACAAGTTATCTTCAGTGGAGTTGCGAGAACTGATAACGCAGTTGCAGAGGCGACAGTCGATATCAATGGTCAGATTTCCGATGTCAGATATTCCAATGCTGGTGCAGGATACACTTCTGGTAGTGTAGTTGGTGCAGGTCAGACCATACTTCCTACAATTACATTCACCGATCCATCCAATCCACAATCATTTGGCGATTACAAGTATGGAATGTTGGTAACTGGTTCTCAAACAGGAACTGAGGCATATGTGAAAGACTGGAATGCATACACCAGAGTTCTTAAACTTTCTTCCGTTGGAGGAAACTTTGCACTTGGTGAAGCGATTACTGGTGCAGGTGTAAGTTACAGACTTGCAAGTATTCAGGACAATGATTTTGCAGATGAATTTGCAGATAACATTGATATTGAGTCTGAAGCAGATGCAATTTTAGACTTCAGTGAAAGAAACCCATTTGGTGAGTACTAAATAATTGATATAACCTTGGAATCTGATAATGTTAGGAACTTATTATTACCACGAAATTTTGAGGAAAACCATTGTATCCTTTGGTACCCTCTTTAATGACATTGAGATCAAACACAGAAACAATGCAGGTGGGGACTTTAGTATTATCAAAGTTCCCATTGCATATGGACCTGTTCAAAAGTTTCTAGCAAGAATCGAACAATCTCCTAACATAAGAAAGGAAGTTGCGATTACTTTGCCTAGAATGTCATTCGAGATGACTGGATTATCTTATGATCCTTCCAGAAAGTCTTCGACGATGCAGACTTTCAAAGCGATTGATAAAAATTCCAAGAATGCGACAAAGGTATTGATGCCTGTCCCATACAATATGAGTATGAGACTTTCTGTTCTGACAAAACTCAACGAAGATGCGTTGCAGATTATTGAACAGATTCTTCCAATATTCCAACCACACTTCAACCTAACTGTTGATCTTGTTTCTACGATTGGAGAAAAGAGAGACATTCCAATGACTCTCAATAGTATCTCCATGGATGATCAATATGAAGGAGATTTTACAACTAGAAGAGCACTAACATATACATTAGATTTTACAATTAAGACTTACCTATTCGGTCCAGTCGCAAGTTCCTCCGATGGTCTCATCAGAGAGGTTCAAGTTGACTATCATGGAGATCCCGTCAATCGTAAGAATTCTTCGAGAATGCTCAGATATAAGACTGAAGTCAGAGCAATCAAAGACTACGATAGTGATGAAACAACTACGATCACTGAGGATCTTAACACCAGAGAAACTGCTATTGATCTGACTTATGCAGGTCAACTAGTAGAGGGTGCATACATCCAAATCGATTCTGAATCGATGAGAATCAGATCCATCACTGGAAATCAACTATTGGTTGAAAGAGGTGCAGATGGTACAACTATTGCAGAACACGCAGCAGGTACTGCAGTCAACGTCATCGATAATAGAGACGATATTCTCATCTCTCTTGATGATGAATTTGGTTTCAGTGAGTATCGTTATGAATACGATAGTGATGGAAAAGTTTTCAGTCCAAGTAAGGGTCAAGACGTATGAATTTTGAAGACATCGACAAGGCTTTAGATATTGAGAGTAAACCAGTAGAAACTGAGGTTGTAAAGAAAGAGAAAAAACCTGAAATTAAAAAAGTTCACTCTCAGGAGGAACAGATTCAGAAAGATTATGAATATACTCGTGGAAACCTTTACTCTATTATTGAAAAGGGTCAAGAAGCTATCGATGGTATTCTAGAACTCGCACAGGAATCAGATTCCCCTAGAGCATATGAAGTTGCAGGTCAGTTGATCAAGAGCGTTGCAGATTCAACTGATAAATTGATGGATCTTCAAAAGAAATTGAAGGATGTCAATAAAGAAGAAAAAGGTGCAACACCTACTAACGTTACTAATAACGCCGTATTTTTGGGTTCAACCGCAGAGTTACAAAAGTACTTAAAGAGTTCAATGAAATCTGATACTAAATAATAATACGCAAAAGTATTAGTATAAGAATGGAAAGGCTTTCTTTTAAAGAGTGGCAAGTTCTGTCCGACCTAGAAGTACTCGATTCTATTCCCGAGGATTTCGAGTTTTCAATGGCTCGTGGAGAACTCAAGACTATCAAGAGATCTGTTGATAGAATCATGAAGCACCTCGGTGGCGAGGGTGATCTAGAGGCATGGGTTCAGTCTAAAATTACCAAGGCTAATGATTATCTGAATAGTGTCTCCAACCACATGGATGGTGGTGAAGATGATACTAAGAAAGAAGTAAAAGAAGCCAAGTGTGACTGCGATTGCGGTAAGGTTCCTTGCGTAGAGTGTGGTACCGATCACCACAAAAAAGAACTCAAGGAAGAGAAGTGCGGTGATGGAATGTACTACTGCAAGAGCAGTAAGAAGTGTAAAAAGATTCCTAAGGGTTATCGTGTTGGTAAAGATGGAATGCTCGTAAAGGGTGTCCGTTGGCAGGATTCGGATGGCGATGGTAAGTGGTACGAACCAGGTGATGATGTCTCCGAAGGCAGTAACCCTAGTTTTGAAATCAAGAAAAAGAAAGAAGTACCAGAAGTACCTTTCCAAGGACCCGAAGTTCCTAAGGACATGTCTTTTAAGACTTCGGAACTTACTAAAAGAATCGGAAAAAATATAAAGAAAATTAAGAACGATCCAAATCATCCAGTCAATAAATTAAATAAAAAAAGAAAACTGGATGAAGCAACTCCTCGTCCAAAGGCAACTCAAAGAGGAAAACTTTCTAAAGCAGATGCACAACAACGCCAAGCAAAACTTGACAGAATTTCTGCAGCAAAAGAAAGATCTGGAGAAGTAAAATCATCTAAACCTGTAGAGACTTCTGCTCCTAAGAGAGAAAAAAGAGAAAAGGTTGATCCAAGACTAGAAAGAGCTGGAGATCAAATCATTAGACAACTTAGAAGTGAAGGAAAGTATTCCGACTCCGAAACCTATGTAAAGGGTACTGCACCAGTCAGAGCAACTTATGGTGGTAAGACTGATTCTTTCACCAAAGAGACTTATAAGAAGAAATCAAAGAAACTGAACGAAGGTGCAGTAGAAGATCTAGAGAAGGGAATGGAAAATCTTAAGTCCATTACCTATGATTCTATTGATGGTCTGATGAAGAAGATTGCAGAGGATCATGACATCTCTACGACCAAACTTCATTACATGTTTAAAGCAAAGCATGACATGACCCCCGATGATTGGGCAGAAAAGAATCTCAAAGAAGAAATGTCTAACTGGAGACAGGACTTGGATGAGAAGTGCTGGAAGGGTTATGAGAAGAAGGGTATGAAGACTATGTTTGGAAAGAGATATCCAAACTGCGTCAAGAAAGAGGAGACTGAAGTTATCGGTGAAGAGGGTGATAATAAAGTTACGGATATCAACAAAGGCAAAAGAATGGATGCTAAAAAGCAGGCCATGAAGGATATGGGTAAAACACCATATGATACCAATACTGCTAGAAGGAGGGCTAAGGGTCAAGGGATCCTAGATAATCTGCTGGGAAAGCCCCCAACGACTGAAGAAGTCGTTTTAGAAAAAAGAGATGGCAAATCTGCCAAGTCCAAGGGATATTCCCTTCGTGACTGGTTCAAAGGTGGTGGATGGGTACAAGCAGGTGGTAAGTACGATGGAAAACCATGTGCAAAGCAACCAGGTCAAACCACAAAACCTTTCTGTCGTGATGCAGACGATCGTGCTGCAATGACTAAAGACGAGAGGGAAAAGAGAGCTGCAAAGAAACGCAGAGAAGATCCAAATCCAGAAAGAAAGGGTAAAGCGAAGATTGTTACTGAGGGAAAAGAAGACAAGGCAAGAAGATCAGAACTAGCAAAGAAACATGGACTTGATATGACTAAGCCTGGTTCAAGGGCAAAGTTAGCACGTCTAATGAAGGCAGATACCATCTCTAAAAAGAGAAAGGAAAGTGGTGATGTTAGAACTGATAAAGAAGTAAGAAAAGACAACGCTATCAATAGAAAGGAGATTGATAAAGAAAGACAGGCTCTAAAACAATCTAAAACTAAAAAAGGAACTGAAGCAAGAAGAAGAGTCGATAAAAAGTTGGACGACTTCAGAAGGGAACTCAGAAGTTCTGATAAACCTGCTGAAGCACCACCAACTAGACAAAAGGTCAATGTAAAAGTTGGTACAAAAGTGGATAAACCCGCTGATGGACCAAAGACTGGTAGAAATAAACCCACTGCTGAGAAACGTGCTGATAGAAAGTCCTATGAAGCACAGCAACGCAGGAATCAAAAGGAACTTACTGAAAAAACAGAAGAGATTAGATATTGTCCAAAATGCAAAAAACCAGAAACCAGATCTGATTGTCGTTACGGAGTAGATTATTGGGATGCAAATTCCAAAGCAATAGTTGCCGAAAAGAAAGATGCTTGCTATCATAAGGTCAAATCACGTTACTCCGTGTGGCCTTCTGCATATGCATCTGGTGCTCTAGTCAAGTGTCGCAAAGTCGGTGCAAAGAACTGGGGCAACAAAACCAAAAAAGAAGGTTATGAATTTTCTGATTGGAGAGATGACTTCAAACCAACAGAAATTCAATCATTCGACATCGTAAAGGCAGAACCTCTGGTTGATGTTAATTCCATCACCGAACCTGTACAATTGGCAACAGAAGATTATCAAAGACTACAATCTACTGGTAACGTTTTCTGTATAATGCTAACGTGGAGAGGTCAGCCTTATAAGGTGCAACTTTTCTTCCCAGGTGGGTCTAGACCTTCCAGAGAAGAAGTCAAGGGTGAAGTAGATAAACTTTATCCTGGTGCAGTAATCTCGCATTACTACCCAGCGCCTACTGACCCCACTCAACCAATTGTAGTTATTCAGAGGTAATTTAAATGGACGACAACATCGAACTCTCAAACTTAAGTAAAGCGCTCGAGTTTGAGAAACAATCTAGGGAAATTGATAAGATGACTCTAACTGAAGCGAGAGAGTTCGCAAAGTCCTACCTCAAACTTTACTTCAAGCAACAAGAAGTAGTAATGTCAATCGCAAATATGTAAATGAAAAAGTTTAGTCAATTTCTATCAGAAGCAGTAAATATTGCTGGAGATTTCAACGGGAATCTTTATATCAATTCCCAAGAGTCCGAACCTGAAGAGGTTGGGGAATCTTATGTTGCAGACGTAATGTGGGAAGGGAAATTGTATAGGATGGAATTGATGACTAAATCAGGAGTTCCAACTAAACAAGATCTTGGTGAACAACTTCAGGGTGAGTATCCTGGTGCAGTTGTTCATCAAATCTATCCTGCACAAACTAAGAACCCTAATATCAAGAATGTGCAGAGATATCAACCAGAAAGATTAAGTTGGAGTGACTAATTATGGCACAGTGGAATAAAAGTGACCAAGATTATCTAAATCGGGAGAGAACACTCCATGAGGTGATGTTGATTGCGGATTCACAAGGTAATATCATCAATGACTTTGGTGGAACTACTGCAGGATCTGCACCAGGAAGTTCTGATATTATCAGTCGTATTGGTATTGCTGCTAGTACATATACTGGATATTCATACATCAATAAGTTTGGTTATAGAACAAATACTGGTGGAAATAGTAACTACCATTCAGTAACTTCTCAAGGAGCATATACATTTCCAACAACAGCATCAACTGCTGCTGTTACTAGTTCAGATACTGGGGAAGATAATGGTGGCACAGTTTTAGTTACTGGTCTTGATGCAAACTATAATGAAGTAGAAGAAACTATTACTATTGGTCAGACAGGATCTGTTTCATTCTTCAGAATTAATAGAGCAAGAATGGTGGAAGCTGGTTCTGGTAATGATGTCAATGAAGGTAATATAAGTATTACTGTGGGTGGACAAACTGCAGGATATATCCCAGCAGAGTTTGGTCAAACCAATCAAGCAGTTTATACAGTTCCTGCTGGACATAATGCATATATCTTCCAGATTGATGGTGGTGTGGATGAAAAAGAAAAACCACAACACCTAAGATTAATGGCAACAGATAATACTGCGACAAATCCAAGTAGAAGATCACTCATGTATTTTGTGTTTGAAACTTCTTATGCCAACCACAATATGACAGTTCCTATTGAGGTTACTGAGAAAACAGACTTAATTCTGGAGATGTCATCACCTGATGGTTCTGTAGAAATGTCTGGTGGTTTTGATTTAGTTCTTAAAAATAATAGTTGATTAAGTTATGTCTGATAATGTATATCTTGGCAATCCGAATCTAAAAAAAGCAAACACGGCGATTGAGTTTACACAAGAGCAAATCTTAGAATTTGTTAAGTGTAAAGAAGATCCCGTGTATTTTGCTAATAACTACATTAAGATTGTTTCTCTGGATGAAGGACTTACCCAGTTTCATCCATATCATTTCCAAGAGAAGTTAATCAATAACTTTCATGAGAACAGATTTAATATCTGTAAGATGCCACGACAGACTGGTAAATCTACTACAGTAGTATCTTACCTTTTGCATTACGCTGTCTTTAACGACAGTGTGAACATTGGCATTCTTGCAAACAAAGCAGCAACCGCGAGAGAACTTCTTGGAAGGTTACAAACTGCATATGAAAACCTACCCAAGTGGATGCAACAGGGTATCATTGCATGGAACAAAGGATCTCTGGAGTTAGAAAATGGCAGTAAGATATTGGCAGCTAGTA